ATGTATAATCTCGTCGACATTCATGACCGGCTCGATAAGGAGCCCACCGTCGTCTCTGTCGGGGAAACTTACGCCGATAAGCACACCAACGAGTACCGTATCTTCGATATTGCGTGGAACCCGATGAAGAAGAACTCGGTTAACGTTATCTATATCCGAAACGGAATTAAGTTCGGGGTACCTGGTACGATGTTCGACCGCGCCATTAAGGACGGAGACCTTACGCTCATTCGGTGAAACTAATGCCGCCCCGTTACAGGGCGGCGCCTTTTTTGTATCCTTTTTTCTTCGATAAACAACTCGAACTACTTAAAGGAGGTTGTGATGCGAGAGAAAGTAGCAAAATACGTTATGAAGTGGAGAGGCGTGGTTCCCTCTGGCCGATATTGACGACATACTAGAAGTCGGCAAAAGGAACCGTAATAAACTGGTGGGGAACCTGGACGACGTCGAGTCTGGTCATAGTTTTAGTATGACCAGGTCCAAGGACGACACGGTCCAGTCTCGGGAAGTCCTGACCGTCTCCGGTCTCTGGATGAGGACGAAAAGGGTAATACGAATTGTAAGACCGGGCTGGAGAGCCTGATGAGATAAAAAGAAATAGGTTTACAAATGTAAAACATTATGGTATGCTTTGTCTATCGATAAACTAGACTAAAAATTTTCCGATTAATTGTACGAGGAGGGGATGAGCGGTGGTTTGGTTCTTCGTTGTAGGCGGGTTTCTCGTCTTTGCCGGGTCGCTTTCCATGTCGTTTCGTCATAGTTTGGAATTTTACTACGATATCGGACAGCGGGGAGTCTGGGCGATTATTCCTACCGCGACCATGGAGTTAGCACTTGTTATATTTGTCGTCGGCCTCATGTACTACCGTCGAAAAGCCGGGACGGCTCCCGCTCCCGTGGTTATAGGGACTATCGTCTGCGGACTGTTCATCGGGTACACGAATTTCCGCGCGGGACTGGCCTATGGACTCGAGGGCGTGGCCGGTTTCGTTATCTTCCCGCTCGTTGTTGTCCTGTTGGAAAACTCTACGGCTGGAATCGCGAAGAAAGAGCATACATCCAGCTCCAGCCTCCGGGAAAACGTCCAGAAATCCAGCTCCAGCTCGGGGGTCAACGAAGAAGAACTGGAGGCCGTCCCGAAATTTAGTTCCAGCGTCCAGAAATCTGCTGGAGGGTCCAGCTCCAGCGAATCCTCCAGCCCGTCCAGTTCCAGCTCGAGCTCCCGCTCCAGCGAAAAACTGGATGCCGTCCAGGAATCCGACGTCCATCTCCAGTTTTCTGGAGCCCTCAGCAAGCCGTCCAGCGCGTCCAGTTTTACGGCCAGTCCTGGAGCTGGGAGCTCCAACGATGTCCAGCCCGTCCAGGAAAAACTGGAGGCCGTCCAGTCCGAAATCCCCAGCCCGGCCAGCTCCGGCGCTGAGGATTCCAGCCAGGACCCCCGCGTCCAGGAACCGGCCGAAGGGTCCGGCCAGTCGCCCAGCCGTACCGATAAGGGTTCCAGCGAAACCATCACGTCCAGCCTCCAGCCGGCCCGGAAATCCATCTCCAGCGATTCCAGCGTCCAGAAATCCGAAACCTCCAGCTCCAGCCGTAAAACTGGAGGCTCCAGCCTGAAGGTTCTGGAGGGCGGAAAACTGGACCCCGAACTGGAGGAACTCGTCCAGGTAGCGCTGGAAATCATCCAGAAGGAAGGCAAGTGTGGACGGCCCCGCCTGCGTCGGGAAACTGGATGCGCGGAAGGTCCGGCGAAAAGAGCACTTAATATCATCAAGAAACAACAAGCGGTTTAACCCTCGTGCCTCCTACCGGGGGCGCTTTTTTTATGCGAAAAACTGTCGAAACCTCCGTCGGTTACCCCTTTAAGGATTTACGGGATAAAAGACGCGGAGGTAGATATATGAACAAGGAGCTTTACGTGGAAAAGTACAGGGGCAAGCGCTGGAGCCGGGAGCGGGTAGAGGACGCCCTGGCGGTTTATCTTCCGGGATGGAGTATTCGGGAGCCTGAGTGGGTGCCTGCGAATGGGGAAGACAAGGCTCCTCTTTGCTGTCCTGAGGGGCATAGCGTAGACAGGTTCGTACGTGACCTTGCTAAGGACTGCGGGTGCCGAGAATGTAAGGACGAACATGTCCGCCGCGAAATGGCCAATCGGTTTATAGCCGCGCTTGAGGCCGACGGGTATACCGCTTTGTTTGGCGTCGAGGACTACGTTAACAGCCACCAGAATCTCCCGACCGTCTGCCCCGCGGGAAATGAGTACGACACCACTTCCGCCTCCTTCGTCAACAACTGCCGCCGCTGTAAATGCTCCGGATGCTGGTCCGCTCGGGGACCGCGGAAGCGGACGAAATGGACTCCGGAGTCGATAACGGCGGCGCTGTTGGAGCGCGGGCTCGAAGCGCTGGAGGAGCCGAGAGGGGTAATGGGCCGTATCCGGATTAGTTGCCTCGCGCCGGGCTGTGGCTGGGAAGGCGTCCGGATGCCGCAGGAGTACCTCTACGGCCGTGGCTCCTGCCCGCGCTGTGCAGGGCGTGAAAAGGGCTCGACGGATTCCTATCGCGAGGAGCTCCGTAAAAAAGGCTGGGACTTGCCGGAGGGAGTGGGATATGTGATGAGTCAAACCCTGATTCCGCATATCTGCCCGGAAGGCCACGTTACCCTGAAGTCCCCGGACGCCTGGCGGCAGGGCCGCGGTTGTCGCGAATGCAAGAACGAGGGCCAGTCGAGGCGCACGCGCGGGGTTAATCTTGTAACCGGCGATAAGTTGACTGCGGAGGAACTGGCCGAGCTAGAGGAGTCCCGTAGGTCCTCCGAGTATCGCCGATGGCGGCGTAACGTCCTGGCCCGTGATAACGAGCGCTGTGTCCTGTGCGGTTCGACCCGCGAGCCCCAGGCGCACCACCTCTTTTCCTTCGCGAAATACCGCGACTACCGGTACGAGGAGGGAAACGGCGTGACCCTTTGCGCTCGTCATCACCTTAGCCGGTACGAGGGCTCCTTCCACGCGGTACACGGACAGGACGGGCGCTCGGTTCCCGGCCAGTTCCTCGAATACCTCGACAATTATATAGCGAATAACCCGGACGCCGATAAAGGGCGTCTTTTTTATGTTCGAAAAAAAGTCGAGCGGCTTATCGAGCGGGTCGAATGCGCGGAAATCCAAAAGGAGGCGGTTTAAGTGAATTTTATTGGGCTTGTTGGCGAGGCCGCGGTCGGAAAGGATACGGTAGCCCGTTACTTGAAGGAGTACTACAGATACCGACGTGTGGCCTACGGTGATGAAATGAAGTATTTCTACGGGCGCCAGAAGGGCATCCAGGGGAACCGCCGCCAGGTTATCAAAGTGGTGAACCTCGAGAAAAATCGCCAGGAGCTTATCGACTACGGCACCCACGCTTGGCGGGACATTAACCCGGATATCTGGGTCTATGCGTTAGACCAGCGGGTAAAACGCCTCGCTCGGTTTTATAAAGAGCTTGAGGAGCAGGTGCTCCTGGTCGCGACCGACGTTCGTTTCCAGAATGAACTCGACCTTATCCGCGATAAGTACCGGGGGACCATCGTAAAGGTAACCGCCCCACTCTCTGTCCGTATCACGCGCATGGAAGCCCGTGGAGACCGCTGGGACCCTTCTTTTATGGGGCACGAGTCGGAGCGGTTCGCGCGTGAAGTCGCGGCCGATTTCGTAATCGACAACGGCGGAGCCTTAGTGCACACCACTGCACAGATTGAAGAGGTATTGAACTCGATTAAATCCCGACCAAGGTTTCCGAACACGAAAAAGCCCCCGAAATAAATCGGGGGGCTTTAATCGTATACGGGCTCAAAGGACATCCAATTGCCTTCAGTTCCGGAATAAACATATTTACGGCTTTCATTCTGTTCGATTCGGAACCGGCTTAAGAAACCTCGAGCAGACGCGTAAGACCTGTCTTTCCCGAACGTTAGGGGTATCACGCCCTCCAAGTCGACGTCCTCGGGCTTAGCCAAGCCGATACGTTTCTTTTCCGGGTCGTATGCGATGTATAGCTTTACGGTTTTATCGACTGCGTCTAGCTCCTGCTGTAGAGCTTTATTAAGGTAAATTCGTCCCGCCTTGTCAATGGTGAGGGACATATGAGTGGAGGGCCGACCCTCCCTAGCGGAATAAGGCACGAAAGCCATTACGACATACTCCTCTCGCACGATAGATGTTGTTTCCATTATATCCAAACTCCACGAAAAATAACAAGGGGGATTCGATAAAATGGGGGAAAAAGCCGCCTGGGCGAGGAAAAAACGATTCGATAACCGTGTTCTATTCTGGGTCCGTCGCGGATATACGCTTAACCAGGTATCCCACATTCTAGGATGCAACGTAACCAAGGTTATCGCGTCTGTAAAACGACTTAAGGCGGACGGGAAGCTTAAATACGCGAAGAAATAATCGAGCTACTGTCGGAATTTAAGTTCATTCCCCCTTTAAGGATATGTAAGAAACTTAACGAATAACCTTACTCAAAAATACTACGATTCCGATGGGCGGAGCATGGTACCGAGTGGCTCCCTCGATTTATTATTATGCGGGACTCCGAAGACGACGAAAGGCTTAACGTGAAAACTGAAAATGAGGTCGACAGTTCAAAAGGTAATTACGCTCGCCAAACAGGCGGGCGTTTTATATGACTAAAAACCATTAGGGGGACTTTTTATGGACGAAAGGAATATGAAAATTTCGCTTGTTTTTAAGGTCCAGGAAGACGGACAGGAAGAGAACGAAGTAGTAACGATTTACGACATAGTGAGCGCGGAAGATAACGTCAACCTTAGCCATATCGCGGCCATGGCCGAGCAGTTGCTCCGCAGGGTTGCCAACGCTGTCGAAAAAGAAACGTATGAAGGTGATTAAACGGTCCACTATGGAAAGTGGACCGTTTTTGGTTTGGTCGGAAGTTCCCGAAAAGAGATTGCGGGGGTTACTAGCGAGTTTAAGGAGTTTATGGACGAAGAAGAAAACCAGGAGGAATGAGATATGGTTTTTAACTGGACCTGGAACAAGTTTGTTTTAGGAATAGGAAAGGTTGAAGGATGAGGGCTATTCGGCCTCGGCTTTCTAGAAATCAAGATTCCACCGGAGGACGAGTAATGCGAAGGAGACTTAAGCCGGGACTAGTCGTAACGGTCCCCGCTCGTGAGCCCCTCGAGGAATGGAGTGGACAACCCGGAGTAGTCATCGAGGTTAAACGAAAGGGACCGTTAAAAGGGAAAATCATCGTCCTGGTGGCGTCCGCGGTCGATGACCTGCGGGCGTCTCGTTTTGTATTTGAGCGGGAGGAGCTGACGAAGGGCGGCGAGGTTTCCGAATACGTTCAGAAACTCGCGGACCATTACCTCCGTATAGTCGAGGAATGGGAAGAAGGCCAAGCTGTAATTAAAGCCGGAGAAAAGGTAGTCGATGAGTTAACGGAGCAGATGGCACGGAAAGGCGTTAAGCTAGAAACCGTTTCGAAGACCTCGGACGTGTGGCTAGACTTCGGGACGTATCCTTGCACGGTCTATTACAACGCCTATATCTGGCAAGGAGAGGAAATCGCACGAGTCGTGAAAGGGGCCGGGCGATTTTTCTACGCCGACCACTTGATGCGCGTTTACAAAGAGCGTTTCGGAACGGTTAGCGACGACCTAGAGGAGGCGCTGGCCAGGTTCGACGGCTCTGCCGACTTTTTAAAACAGAAAAGAAAGATTAAGCCTCATCAATTCGTAAAAATACTTTAGTGGGAGGCTAAAGAATGAAACGAGCCCAATTCAAGTACCAAGGGTATTTATTCCGTATGAAAGAGACGAGTTATAACGAATTTATGTACGAGTTAACTATGTACGATGAGATTGAGACTAAGCTCCTCGGGCTTTTTACGTTTAAGCGAAAGGTAATACGGGAGCGCGGTGTTTTCGATGCTAACGAATGGGAGTACGACTTCGTCGCAATGGCTAACCAGCTTATCCATGATTACGCCGTGGCTAACCGCGCTGAGGTAAAGCGCAAGCACCTAGAAGCGCAGGGAACGGCCAGGTTTGAGGCTATTGTAGACATAGAGAGGAAAAAATAACAGGAGGAGTTAACAATGTCGAAGCGGATGGAATTTTTGCAAAGAATCGAAGCACGGGAGGCCTTCCTGCGGGCCAGGGTTACGCCCTGGAATCCCGATGACCCGGAGAGCTGGCCTACCGAAAAGGAATATTTCCGGGATATTGACGACGAATATAACAGCCTGGTAGCTGAACTCGAAAAAATACCGGAAGAATCAGACGAAGAGCACGACCAGACCTACCACTTTAACGACGGCGATACTCCCGCGGAGATGTTTTCGCGAGAGGTTACCTTGCTCGTCTCTCAGAATATCGAGTGTCCCGTGTTAAAGGGCGTAGCTATCGCAAACCTTACTAACGCCTATATCGTACAGACCGGCGAACAGCCGGAACCGGAGGAACTTGACGAGCTAGCTAACTGGTTCCTGTTCGGACCGGGTGGGCTGTCAATGAAGAAACGAAAACAACAGCGGTTAATCAAGGGGGCCTGAGCATGGGAAAAGGAGCAGACATCACCTCCGCCAATAAACGAAACGACGATGACTTCCCGTATGAAGCGGTCGGAGTCCTGCGGCTCCTTAAGGAAATCAACCGTTTAGATGCCCGCCTGGTCCCTGGAGCGGACTACGATACCGCGGTTATCCTCCAGGATTTACGGGACGCCCTGGATAGCCCGGTCCTAACGGCCAGACAGCGGCAGGTAGTGGCGCTCTACTTCTTTACGGATTCCACTATGGAGGAGGCCGCAGGCATATTGAGCATTACTAAGGGGGCGATTAAGCTATCGTTAAACACTTCGTTGGAGCGAATAGCCGCTCAAATGAAAGCCGAAGAGGACCTCAAGTTCAGAGGACGCGCGGTAAAGCCCTTCGATAGCCGCCGTCCTCTTTTCGTTTGGCTTAACGCGGTAGCGGCCGGGGAGGTACCCGCCTATGAAATCCCGGACGAGGCTAACGAGGACCTGCTCGCCTGGTATGCCGAAAACGGCGACGAGCTGGCCCAGGAGGTCCTCCGTCAACGCGTAGAGGGCCCGCCGGTAGTTGTGGAAGTTTACGAAAATCCTGAGGACGAGTACCCGTGCCTTAACCCACGACAGATGCAGTACCGAGAAAAAATGCAGGTACCGGTCGGAGACGTAAAACCTCAGTTCGACGTCGCCGGTAGCCGTATGGCGGCTCGTAGGGTAGCCGACAAAGAAAACGAACACGACTTCGGCAACGAATGGAGCATAGGGAAAAAGCAAATCTTTGTCATCCCGTAGTTTAACTTAACTTTTGCCCTACTTCTTGGGTATAGCATAGAATAAGGTTACAAATATTCCGATAAGTTACGGGGACCGGGGCGAGACGCTAAGCGCCACCTTTTACTTTTCTCCTGACTATCGAAAAAGGGGGCGAAAATAATACCGAAGACTTACAGCTTTCGCGAACAACTAGGATATGGACAGCAAGGCGAAGATAAACTCGATGATTACTTTTCGTCCCGCGGATTCGATGTTCACGAGGTATCTATGGCAGACCAAAAGCGCGGAATAGACCGTATCTTCGTCAACAAAGAAACCGGACAGGAACTCACAGTCGAATATAAAACCGACTCCCGGACACAACGGACGGGAAACTGTTTTATCGAGACCGTTTCCAACAACTCGACCGGAGCGCTCGGCTGGGCCCTGAAAGGTCGAGCTGATTTCGTAGTTTATTACGCTCTCGGATATGAGGAGGCTATCGTGGTCAAATCCTCCATATTCCGCGAGCATATCGCCGAATGGCTGTTTAAATACGAAGCCCGGCCGGTTAAAAACCGCGGATATCTTACTTTCGGACTCCTCGTCCCGTGGTACGTCGTAAAAGAGAAAGCGGATACGATTATTACGCTCGGATAATCGGGACTCATTCGTCCGTTTATCGGACGGTTCTCTTTGGGAGTATCGGTGTTGTCATTTGGAGGTCGCGACTCCCTCTCCGGTACTCCGAAAGAGGCCCGTATGCCTCAGAACCCGTCGCAAGACACTACCCGCCTGGTCCGCGGGTCGCGACAACCGACTACATCAATTAGCCGCGACTAGGGTAGCTCCCGAAAAGAGTATTCCCCCGCTCCTGTCGCGAGTCTTTTTCTTTTCTTTTTACGGGGAGATTGAGCGTAAGGGGATTACGCGAATATGGAATACGTACAGAGAAAGGCGTTACCAAACGATAAGGGTATTTTAATGGATTCGCCCGGATATGAGATTTATAACCGAGAACTTATACGGAAGGTATTTCCGCGGATAATAACGGAAGCCTATGACGTCGTTTATAAAGACATGAAACGAAAGCCAGAAATAAGAGATATCGTTTATTTTTACTTTCTGCTCCAGTCGTATATCGACGGTAACGAGACCAGAAAAGACGGCGCGAATAACGACCGGTTCGGGGCCTGCTTCCTTTCCTACGACGCAATTACGCGGGCAATGAGAATAGACCGTAACCGCATTAAGCTTCTCGCGGATATCCTGGAGACTAACGGAATTATCCGAGTAGTCGACCGCTGGGAAGGCACGAAGCGGTTTCGCTGGTACTTTCCGTCCTTTTGCCCGCGGATAACTGAGGACGGTTACCTAGTGGACGAAGATGGAGAAAAGATAGTACCGGACCTGGAGAAGTACAAAGCAAAGCGTCGGGGCCAAAAGAAAAGCCCGTAATATTAAGTCGTATGTCCTGAACATACTACCAGTAATATGTCCTGCACATATCATGGATAGTATGTCCTGGAACGTCAGTAAAGATAGCAATACGTAAAATAGCAATACGTAAAATAGCAACAAATACTTCCGCTTCGCTATCGCTCAGCCGTTTGATTTCACATACGTTCAAACAAACGTATTGGATGGATAATCTCCGCGAATTAAAAACTCGTAAGAGATATAGCGTAAGAGATAATCCGAACAGAGATAAACGTAAGAATCCAGGCCCGCCTTCCGCCGCCGACTCGCTGGCCCGTCCGTTTAAGTTTACGATTAATTATCCCAATATTAAGACGAGAGGAGGAAACGAAAGTGAAGGAGCTTAAGCCCGAGCATCATGTCGCGATTCACTACTTAAGCCAGCCGAAAAAAGGCGGTTTGACGATGGAAAAAATCGCGCAGGAGTGCGGAGTAACCCGCAAAACTGTTTACGAGTGGAAGAAGGACGACCTTTTTAACCGGGAATTGAAAAAGCAGATTATCCGAAATACTATCGACCGCCTGCCGGAAGTTAACGACGCTATGGCGAGCGCCGCTATCGAGGACCGGAACGCGGCCGCCGCTAAGCTGATTTACCAAATGAACGAGCTATTGTCCGATAGCCTGCACGTAGAGACCTCCGAGAAGAAAGACGAGGGCGCAGATATCGACCATTTGCGAGAGCTTGCGAAGAAATACGCGGACGAGGACGCGGAATAACCCTTTCGAGAAAGCCGTCCGTTTAACCCTTTCGTTTACCCCGTTCGAAAAACAAGGGGAGGCACCTTTTTTTTATTAGGGGCGCCCCTATTTCGAAGGTTACTGGGGTCCTTTTTACGGGAGGGGCATATATACGCCCTCTTTTTTTACGGGGGTTATATACGGGCCTTTTTAGGGTACTGTTACGGGTCCATATAGGAGTTATATATTATAGTAGAAACTAGGTATAGGTAGGGTACAGTATTACACAACATACGCATATTTACCCGCTGAGTGCCTTTTATGGATGCCCTCCTTAGAAATTTTGGAACGCTCATTTTTCACGTTATTTTATTCATTGTTTTATTCATTGCTCGCGAATCAACCACGATTTAACAAGGCTTATACAATGCGGCTTACAGCGTGTATAAAAGTAGCGCGTAAAAGATGAACGTAAAGATAATTGATAAAGCCTTTCGTTAAGCCATTTTCGCGACTCAGGAAAGTTAACTAAATATGTATTCTGTTAACCGGAAATATGCACTCAATGAATAAAAATGAGGAAGGCCGGAGCGCGGCGCGGACCCCCCAGGGCGGGGGCCAAGAGGGCCGGGGCCTAGCGCGAAAAATATAGCCGCGTCAAAATTGAACTTTGAAGGTTACTAGCGTCACCTTACCACGGGTGGCGCTTTTATTATGCGCCGATAAGGGGGTATGAAGTTGCCCAGGCCTTTAACTCGCGAGGAAGTTGTCGAAAGGCTCCCGAAAGAGAAGCGGAGCCACTTTGTTAAGCGGCTAGAGGAAATCGAGTTCTCCCTGGTCCCTCAAGCCGCATAAGGGGGAATCGATAATGCTTTCCGAGTTCAACCCTCGCGAACTCATCCGCGGGTTTATTTGGTGCGCCGTCAAACACACGGGCACGCGAGTTTACGAAGTCTTTATCGACCGCGAAGAAGCCAGCGATGGATACCTGGTCGTAAAGGTCTCCGCGGGTATGCACTACCTCCCATCCATTACGCCGGGGCAGGCTATTGAAGAGGTCGAAAAGTTTATCGGCCATTATAAACTGGTCGAGGCGGAAATCGAACAGGAGGTTTCCCGCGGCGGCATTACGGTAACCTTCCGCTTCGAGCTGATTATCTGAAGGGGCCTACACGGTGGCTGACACGTACGCAAACTACGCGGAACTTTCCGCGAATGAGACCGAAGGCGTCGAGTTTAAAACTGAGGAGGAATACTAACGGAGTTTGCTTTGAGTGTACTAATATGGTTAATCGTTGGGGTATTTGCCGTTGTGGTTTTAGCTTTTTTGGCTACCACTATTGATAGCATAATACAACTTAGAAAAACCAGGAAGGTAATTAACAAGACCATCTCGTACTATGACCGTCGTGGGTAATCTCGAGTGTAAGTTCTATATGTTGGACGCGAAGAAAAGAAGGAGCTTTTTACGCTTTTGTTAATACTGTCCGTGACGCGCTGGCCGAGGTAGCCGTTCGGTAATTCTGAGGGACCAGTTAGGAGCGGTAAAAATGGGCGCAAAAGACTGGTTATTTATATTGATTCTTTTAGTTCCTCTTATTCTATTGCTTATAATGACTAAAGGCGAGCCCCTCCTGCTCGGAGTGGCGACTGGAGCGGCTATAGTATCCCCCATTTCTTTTATTAGCGGAATATTGTTTATCCAAGTTATGAAGTAAGGAGGATGGGCGAAAAGGCATGATTTACAACGGACAGACTTTCGCGAGTATCCAGGACGCATTAAACGCCGCGCGGGATAACGGCGGCGGCCTGGTGAAAGTGCCGGCGGGCCGGCATACGATTACAGAGTGCCTAGAGATTTTCCCGCGTACTACCCTCCGTCTGGCCCCGGATGCGATTATCATGCGCGGCGGCACTTTCGGAAACATGATTCGCCCCGGAATCCTGGGTGTTAACGGCTACGAGGGCGTCCACGACGTCGTCCTGGAGGGCGGCACCTGGGACTTTAACGGTACCGAGCACGAGAGCGCAGGTACCGCTATTACTTTCGCGCACGCTCGGCGGCTGGTTATTCGGGACCTGGCCGTCGTTAACGTTTACCGTAACCACTGTATCGAGATTAACTCGACCCATACGGCCCTCGTAGATAACTGCGTTTTCGACGGCCAGCTCGGGCCCACTCGACAGTCCGAAGCTATTCAAATTGACGGAGCGTACCGCGAATCGGTCTACCCGGCGGGCGGTAATTATGATATGACGACTTGTGCTAACGTAGTGGTCCGCGGTTGCCGGTTCGTCAACTGGTCGCGCGGCGTAGGCTCTCATACCTACGAGCCCGGTTATCGGCACAAAAATATCCGAATTATCGGAAATCATTTCGAGGGTATGTACGACGACGGAATCCGGGCTTACGGGTACGAAAACCTGGTCGTTATCGGAAATACCTTCGCGGGCTGTAAAGACGGTGCTACCGTCGAATATACTTCCGGCGGAGCCATCCAAGGGAATACGGTTACTGACAGCGAGCGGAACGGTATTAACCTCTATAACTACGTCGAAGGTATCGCGGTTCAGGGTAACGTCGTCTCCCGGAGCGCGAGCCAGGGTATTAGCCTCTATAATGCGGCCCATGCGAACACGATTACCAGTAATAACGTCTTTCATAACGGAAATTACGGTATCGTGATTAACGGCTCTAACAATAACGCCGTTGTTGGTAACCTCCTCCGGAACAATGGGAGCAATAACGAACACCCCGGAATCGGTCTCGTAAACGACGCTTATAACAATCTCGTCGAATCAAACCGTATCTGGGGTTACGGAGATGATGTATCGGACTCGAGCGGAAAGAAGAATAAAGTAAGCGGTAATTATTGACGAAGTCTTTAACGGAGTCTTTAACGAATACCCCTTAACGACGTTCCCTCACGGCCGGGACTACGTGCCCGGTTGATACATAACCTTGGACGCTCCCTTCGGAGCGCGCCTAACCCATACCCCATAACACCCTCTCAGCTCGATTCTACGGGGGTGCCACGGCGTTTTAAACCCTTCCGAGGGTAATTGTACTCGGTAGTTATTTCGTAAGTAAATTCGGCCGTATTTCCGGCCTGTTTTTCGAAAAGAAAAAGCCCCGACAGGGGCGTATTTTTGTCGCGCGATTTTTAGGCGCACCGCTCAAAGCAGGGCGGCAGGAACTACAGTTGGACCAGGTCGTAAACGTCATCGACGTCGTCCTGAGTAATGCCGAGGTACCGCTGAGTAATCGCGGGGTGGGTGTGATTAAAAGCCTTCTGGATAACCGTAATCGGTACGCCGCTCTTATGGGCCCAGTACCCGAAGGTTTTCCTTAACGTGTGAGTTCCGACCTCCTCCAACCCCACGGCCGCCGCGGCCTTGTTAAGGTTCTTCCAGGCGGCGACCCGGCTAATCGGCTTGTTAGCGCGGGGAGAGCGGAACAGGTACTCGTCGTCTCCGAAGTCGCCGGAGGCCAGGTAGCGGTTAACTTCCCGCTTAATCGAGGCGTTAATCTTAAACCGCTTCGCCTTGCGCGTTTTCTTTTCGTTAAGGGTGATAAAGTCCCGACCGCGTACGTCCTTTACTTTCAGCGAGAGCAGGTCGGACACACGGAGCGCGGAGTTAACGCCGATAACGAACAGCAGACGGTCTCGAGGAGAAAGAGCGTTCTTCATGGCGGTAATCTTGCGTTTGGAACGGATTGGCTGGACAACGTTCATAAGGTTAACCCCCGTTCGGTTTGTGTTAACTACAGTATAGACTGGATTATCGAAAAACGCAAGTATTTATTTCGAAAAAATTAACGAAGGGAGGCGGACACCATAGCCTGGATTAACGACCGATGGGTAGACCGGCCGGAACGACAGGAACTTATCAACGCATATCGAAGGGCCCTCCGCGGAATGGCGAAGAATATTAATTCGCTTTCCCCATCGGAGCTTCTGGAGTTCGAACGGCTCGATAAGGAGCTGGAGCGACTGGAACGGATTCACGAGTGCGAGGTAGACCTCTACCGGTTTACCTGGGAGTACTTCTCGGAGCCTGGAAACCCCGGAAACTCCGGTAACTGGCAAGGGTTCGACCTCCCAAGTTATCACGATGGCCCATGGTTCCACAAGGAAATATGCGACATTATGAACAGAGTTTCCAACGAGGAGACTAACGCTAAGGTCTGCGTCGCCGCCCCACGGGGCCACGGAAAAAGCTCTTTTCTCTCAAAGTCGTTTCCTCTTCACGAGATTATCTACCGGAAACGGCGCTATGTAATGATTTTCTCGGAGACGCCTACCACTGCGAAAATGAATCAGCAATGGCTCTCGCTTCAAATGCAATATAACAAGAAGCTCCGGGACGACTTCGGCCCCCTCCTCTCCCCCAAGCAGGCGGAGAACCCGAAGGATAACTCGGAGGAGTTTGTCGCGTGGCTCCCCGATGATGACGAGGATAAAAAGCTTATCGCGAAGGTTGACTCGGTGTCGACCGGCCAGCGGGTCCGGGGCCGTAACTGGAACGGCGTACGACCGGACCTTATCGTCCTGGATGACCTGGAAAGCCGCGACAATACGAATACCGCCGAGCTCCGACAGAAGCTACGGAACTGGTTCTCGCAGGATATGATGCCGCTGGGAGACCCCGGAGGGCGATTTACCGCTTACGTCTATATGGGAACGACGATTCACCACGACGGCCTCCTGGTTCACGTATTGAAGAACCGGAAGGACTTTAAAAAGCGGATTTACCGCGCGGTTATCGACTGGCCGGAGCGTATGGACCTCTGGGAGAAATGTGAGAACATTTACAACAATCCGGACGCGGAAGACGAGCAGGCACTCGAGGACGCCCGAGCATTTTACGAGAAGCACCGAGAGGAAATGGAGCGTGGGGCGCGCGTAATATGGCCGGAAGTTAAGGGCCTTTTCGAGCTGTTCAAGTACCGATGGGACGAGGGCACCCTCGCCTTTAATACCGAGCTTCAAAACGAGCCCCTGGCAAAGGATGACATGGTATTCGACCCTGACAAGTTCCACTATTGGACGGATGAGGACCGGAATAAGGCCTTTCCGCGGAGCGAGTTTAACCTCTATATGGGTATCGACTTCGCTATGGGTAAGGAACGCGGCGACTATTCGGCCATTACGACCGTAGCGCGTCACCGGAAAACGAAAACGGTGTACGTGATAGATAGCTGGATGGACCGAGTACACCCCGACATATTCCTTAAAATCATCGTGGACAAAGTTATGAAGTATCAGCCGGACCGCATCGCGGCCGAGGCCCAGGCGGCCCAGGAGTTTTTTACCTTTAAGCTTAAGGAGGCGCTCCGGGCGGAGGGATTCCCGGCGGCTACACGAGTTCACGAGGTAAAGCACCGGACCCGTAAGGAGCTACGTATCGAAGCCATGCTCCCGGATATCGAAGCCGGGCGGATTCGTTTTAGCCGTAACCATGGTCTCCTCCTTTATCAGTTCGAGACCTACGGCACCGGCTCGCACGATGACGGGCCGGATAGCCTTCAAATGGCGTGGGAAATCGCGAAGAAGGCCCCCAGGGCCGTTAAGAAAAAACCTAATTGGTTATAGGAGGGTAGATAAATGCCGAAATTATACGACGTCGGCGGCGTCTATCCTGCGGACGACCACCTCGAACGACTGGCGAAATACGAGACATGCCGGGTAGCTTTCGAAGGACGGTTACAGGAGCTCCGCGAGCGGTTTATGCAGGTTATCGCGGAGGACCCCGATAGGCTGGAACAGTACAAACAGCTCCAGCGTCTACTTATCGCGGTCAACCTTCCCGACATTATCCTTACGAAACCGGCGGACCTCATGGTCGGGGAGCCCCCGATTTATGAAAGCGGTAAGGGTGACCGCTCCCCCGTCCAGAAAGCCCTTAATAGCATCGTCGAGGAAAACGGCCTTAATAAGCTCATCCATGAGATGGTCATCGGGGCCGGTATCCGCGGAGACGCTTTCCTTAAAGTGCGATATGACTACAGGCAGGACTTTTCCGAAATCCCCGAAGGTTATCCGAAGCCGAAAGGAACTAAGCCGGAGCCGATTATCGAATCGGTCGACCCGGCCTACGTGTTTCCCGAGGTTTCGGCCAACAGCCGGAAACAGTTTAAAGCTATCAATATCGCATACGTTTACTTCATTGATACCGGTAAGGAGGAAAAGCCGTTCCTCCGTGTCGAGCGACACGTCCCCGGATACGTTATCCGAGAGGACTTCGAGCTGGCGGAAAAACCGCGAGTCGTTACGGTGGACGGAGTCGACCTGCTCCAGTATGACATTATCGACCAGGTAAGCGACCCCGAAATTAAGGCGACAGGAGCCGACGTTCCCCTGGTTTTTCATGTTCCGTATAAAACGACAGATGAATCCTGGGAAGGTATCGGCGGTATCGAAAAAATCCTCTCGCTGTTAGAAGCGATTATGGACCGTCTGGTACAAATCGACTATATCCTGTTTAAGCACTCCGACCCGACTATGTACGGGCCTGCACTTGACGAGAGCGGGACCAGCACGGCGGCAGGCGGTCGGTACCTGGAGGTTAACGACCAGGACGTTACCCCCGGTTATATGACGTGGGAGTCCCAGCTACAGGGAGCTTTCCAGGAACTCGATAAGCTGGTCTCTATGGTTTTTCAAATCTCCGAGACTCCGCAATGGATTTTCGGTACGGTAGTCGCGGACAATGGCTCCGACGGCGGGACCGGTACCTCCCATACGGACGGCATGGCGATTAAGGCCCGGTTTATGCCTATCCTTTCAAAGGTTAAGCGTATTCGCGTCCATGTCGACGAGGCTGTCCGGGACTCGCTCTACTACGCTATGGTCATGGATAAGGAGAAGGGTGGCGCGGATTATAACGCCGAATACCCGAAAATACACTGGAAAGACGGTCTCCCCGATTCCGATAAGGAACTGGCGGAAATTATGAACCTCCGGACCGGCGGAAAACCGACTATCGACGTTAAGACCGCTATTAAACGGATGGACGAACTAGATGACGCCCAGGCGGATGCCATTCTTAAGTCAATCGAAGAGGACACCGAGAAGGCCGCGGGATTCGTTGACGCGTCCATTTTTAATAAGGACTCCGGTACCGAAAAACAAACCGAAGAAAAACCCGAAGGAGACGACGAGCAGGACGGTGGTAGCTAATGCGAACGGCTCCCGAACCGACCTACGAGCACGACGTCGAAACGCTCGCCCGTCTCTATAAGCAAGCGGTCCGAAACATCCTCGCAGAGCTGGAACGAATCGACTTAATGGACCCCTCCCGCCCCTTCGTGCAGACCAGGCTCCGGGAAATCGCCCGTATCCTGGCCGAGCTTAACGAAGCGTCGGCGGCCTGGGTCGAGGAAAACGTACCGAAAGCCGCACAGGACGGCGTCGAGTCGGCCCTGTACGAGCTCGGTATAGCTGAGACGATGGAACAGGCGGCCACTATGGCCCAACTGAACCAGGTTAACGCTGAGGTTGTAGCCGCGGCGGTCGCGGATACCCAGGAGGACCTCCTAGCGGTAACGCGTAACATTGACCGCCGGGTACGACTGGCAGTTCAACAAGTGACGTCGGAAGTTATGCGGGCAAACATGACGGAAGGAATTAACGGCCGTAAGACGATTACCGGCGATATGATGCGCGCCTTACGCAAGCGCTTAGGTGACGCGGTTAACACCGGCATTATAGATGCGGCGGGGCGTCGCTGGCGGCCAGAGGTTTACGTCGACCTCGTAGCCCGTACGAAATTAAACGACATCCACCTGGAGGCAAGAGCTAACGAGGCTATCGCGAACGATTCCCCGTACGGGATTATCAGCTCCCACGGGGCGAAGGACGCGTGCCGGTTCCACGAAAACCGTATCGTTAAGCTGGTCGCAAGTGCTCCGGGTCCTTACCCGACTATTTCCGAGCTTCGGGCCACAAATCAGATATGGCACCCCAATTGTAAGCATACGGTCCACGTCCTACGGGACCCCTCTTTATTGCCGGACGATTTACAACGTACCGCCGAACGGCAGGCGGCCAGGAGTAACGCGGCAATACAGACCGGAAAACGAAACCCCAGCGAGGACGAGCTGGAAACTTAAGGAGGGCTAGCAAATGAGCTTTAAAACGACTATCGAGGAAGACGCTAACGGGCACGTCGTCCAGGAAAGCGTAAAGCGTAAGGCGATTAAGAAGTCCGCTACGGTTAGTATCGCGGCAAGTGGAGCCGACGCTACCGCTACGATTTCCGTACCCGAAGGCGAGCTCTGGTACATCAAGGCTATTACCGTAACGAAAGGAACTAACGTAACCGTCGACTCTATCACTATCGACGGTGAGGTATTCCCCGAAACTGCTACAGTTTCCGACGTTGAGGCCAGTTACGGGGCCCTCGTTTCCGCGGAAAAGTTTATCGCTATTCAAGGCGATAACGCGAACACCACGGTGGCCGAGGACCTGACTATCGAAGTAACCGGCTACTCCATTGTCTAACAGCTCCCGCCCTTCGGAGTGCACCGTGGGGCGGAACTTCTTATAATCGAACGCCGTACAGACGGGCGTTAAACGTCTGGAAACCGGGCGACGGCCCTAAAACGGGAGGAACGCATTATGGCGGAAGAACAACAGCAGAACCAACAAGTCGAGGAACCCCGCAGAGAGGAAACCCAAGGGACTGAAACCGCGGATAACAGTCCGAAAACAATTTCCATGACGCAGGAGGAACTCGACGAGCTTATCGCTAAGCGTGTCGGCCGCGTTAACAAGAAGTTGGAGAAGCTGAAAGAACAATACGCGGACTATGACGACGTTAAGTCCAAGCTTAGCGAGTTCGAATCGAAAGCCGAAGAACAACGGCAGGCGGAACTCTCCGAGGTGGAGCGCCTTAAGGAAGAACTCGAGGTCGCTACCCGCGAAAAGGAGGAGCTCTCGAACAAGCTTAACGAGGTTTCCGAGTCTATGAAGAATAGTAAAATCGACGCCCGGTTCCAGGAGCTGGCTAAGGAGCACAATATCGAGTACCTGGCGGCCGCTAAGAAGTTGGCGGACCTATCCGAAGTGACTGTCGACGACGAAGGCGTCCACGGTATGGAGGACATCGTTAAGAATCTCGTTAAAGAAAATCCTTTCCTCGTTGCTAGAGCCGAACCCGAAACCGTAGGCGAAGCGTCCAACCCTCCGAAGAAAACAGACGCGAAGACTAAAGCGCAGATGCTCGAAGAAGCCAAGCAAAGGGCCCGCTCGGGTAATCCACGTGATATGGCCGCCTATCTGAAACTGAAACGTCAACTCAACACAAAGTAAAACGCCCCGCCTTTTTTGCGAGTTAAATATCAAAATATTTTGAAAAAGGAGAGTTACCTCTACTATGATTTACAAAACGAATCTGCAAGTAGGTATTCCTGAGTCCGTATCCGATGAACTTCTGTGGCTGAATCCGAACCAAATCCCGTTGCTGTCTATGGTCGGGTTTGCCGAGGCCGCCGCCAACACCAAGCACGAATGGCTCGAAGACGAAATGTTCGCCACTGAGTCCAAGCTGGCCGCGGACGTTCTCGCGGGTGATACCTCTATCTCCGTCGAAGACGCTGAGCCGTTCCGCGCGGACGTTATTGCTCGCGTCGGTTCCGAAATGGTTAAAGTAACCAGCGTTTCCGGTACTACTTTGACCGTGGAACGGGGCTACGCTGGCACGACCGATGCCGACCATACCACCGGGGATAAAATCGAATTCCTGTTCGTGGAAGGTGTGGAAGGTGCGGACGCTCGTAAAGCCCGCTTCAAACAGCGTACCCGGAAAGAGAACTATACCCAAATCTTCGACGAAACCATCTCTATCTCCGGTACCTCTTTGGCAGTGGCTAACTACAACATTGACGACATTTACGATTACGAGCGCTCTAAGAAAATGCTCGAGCTGGCCCTGCAATTGGAAAAGGCCGCTATCAGCGGTATCAAGCTGGAAAACGGACAAATCCGCCAGATGAACGGTATCCGTAACCAGGTCGTTACCCATGTTGATTCCGCTAGCGAAGCGCTGACTATGGACAAAATTAACAACCTGGCGCAAGACCTGTACGAAGCTGGCGCGTTCGCTTCCGGTTCCGACCACGTCCTTATCGTTCCGGCCAAGCAGAAGCGCGTCGTTTCTCAGTTTGATAGCACTAAGGTTCAGCTCGACCGTAACGACCGCGTGCGCGGTATGGTTGTGGACGCCCTGGTTACCGACTTCGGAGAGTTCCCGGTCCTGCTTAACAACAACCTGGACGCAAACGAAGCTATGCTCGTCGACCTGAACCGCGTGGCTATCCGCCCCCTGCGCGGCCGCGAGTTCTCCCACGAGTTCCTCGGTAAAAAAGGCGACTACGTCGAGGGTCAAATCGTCGGCGAGTATACCCTGGAACTGTACCAAGAGAAAGCCCACGGCCGCCTCTCCAACCTCACCTAATAAGATTTAAAGTTTCTCGCCCGTGGTCCCTGACTGCGGGCTTTATTTTTTGAAATCATAGCCCGAAGGAGTGAAACGCGTGTACGAACTGATTTCAAAACGTTTCCCCCGGCTGGGCTTCTACGTAAATGGAGAGCGTTACAAATTCTATAACGGAAAGCTCCGCACAGACGACTCGAAAGTCGTAGCCGTGGCGGAAAAGCTGGAAGGCGTAGAAGTGGTAAACAGGCCGGAATCCAAGAAGGAGCCGGAAAAGAAGTCGGAGGAAAAGCCGAAAAAATCGGCTCCGAAAAGAAAGAAAACGGCGAAAAAATCCTCCGATAAGTAAAGGAGGACGCCGTTATGGCTAAGACAGTAAATATAGAGGACGCAGTGTCCTATTTCGATACGGAAGTCCTGCATAGTGGCGCGTGGGACGAAGCGGACGACGCCCTCCGCCAAAAGGCGTTAAACAATGCCGAGCGGATTCTCTACCGGACCTACGGAAAAACCTACGATATCGACGATTCTTCGAAATGGATGCCGGAGGAAGCCGTTTACGAGCAAGCGCTTTGGATGCTACGACAGGACGACGCGGTCCAAAAGACCGAACTCGGACAGGTGGGCGTTAGCGTGTCCGGAATCTCGGTACAAATGGCCGGGAAGCCCCAGTATATCGCCCCCGAGGCGCGCCGGATTATCGCTGAGGACGGCGGTTCTAGTCCCCGCTCTAAGTGGACGGTGATTTAATCGTGGCAGTTATCCCGCTTAAACAGAAGGTCACCGTAACGAAGCCCGGAGAGCTGGACGAATGGGGCGAAATCACCCCCGGAGAGTCTTTCGAGCATAAATGCCGCATCGACGAGGGGTCCGACCTGGTGCGGGATGAGAACGGCCAGGAGGTTGTATCCTCCGCTAGAATCCTCATTGAAGGCCTAGTGGACGTAGGTTATGACGACGACGTTTCCTACACCAACGAGATAGGACAGACCTACAAGGAGAAACCGATACGCATTCGGGTACTCCGGGGACCAAGCGGTAAGCCCTGGTTTACCGAGGTACGGGTTTAACCCCCTCTCCCCTGCCGTTCACTACCTGGAAGGCCCTAAGAAACGTAGCCGGGTCCACCTGTTCGGTATCGGAAGGAGGTTAACGAATGCGGATTAAGGTAAAGGTCGATACGAAGAACATCGGGCGCGCGTCTAAGGCGGCCATAGAGGCGGCGTACCAGTCTACCCAAGATTGCGGGCAGGACTTGGCACGCGCGTCGTCCGGAGCGGCTCCCCACGATAAAGGCATACTCGAAAAATCGTATTCGGTTCTCCCCCGGAAGGACGGTACGGGAGGGTCCGTAACCGTCCGATATGCGGCGTATGAGCGCGGGTATAACTACGCTATCAAGATGCACGAGGGGACGTATAACCTGGGCGAAGGGTCAAGGTCTAAAGGCGGCGGTACCGGTATGTCCGGGACTAACTACTCGGTAGGGCCTAAGTTCCTCGAGCGCCCGCTACGGGGCGAAGCTGAAACGTATAAAGACTTCATACGAAACCAAGTAGCCGTGGCCGTTGCGGCGTTTGGTTAAAGGGAGGCGTGTCGGTTGCGTATTATCGAGCTGGTCCGGTTCGTTAAGTCGGAATATTCTTACGACTTTTACCCGAACGCCTTTCCCGCTACCGCCCCCGATAACTCGGGTATAGTCCGGATTTTCCCCGCCCCCACTACCTCGCGGCAGGTTAACCGCCTGCCCTGCCAGGTGCTGGTCCGGGCGTCGGACATGACCACGGCGGAGTCGAAGGCGTATGAGATTTACGAGTCACTAAGGATGCGGACCGACTTTTACGTAGGACCCGACCGCGTGGTACTGTGCACCGCCTCTCAACCCCTTTTCGTGGAGAAGGACGAGAACAACCGCACGGTCTACTCGGTCAACTTTGAAATCATAACGGAGGAGTGAGCCACGTATGGCCCGTACGGCTATTCCGGTCGATTCTCCTACTACTAACGGTATTCTGCTACAGGTGGATACCACTATCGACCAAACTAACGGGATGGAGTTCACTAACACCGGGCGTGAAGTCCTGCTCGTCGAAAATACCGGTACAGGCGCTCTAACGGTTACGTTGGATTACGCTCCGGACCGTTTCGGAAGAGACGGACAGAAGTCTGTGACGCTCCAAGAGGGAGAAACCAAGGTTATCGGTCCTTTCGACCGTGACCTGTATAACCAAAACAACAAGGTTTACGTGGACTTTGACGCCGCTACGGGTAACGTTGCGGTCGTAAAAGTCCTTCTTTAATTCCGCTAAACGAGGAGGAAAACGCTAATGGCTTCTAACAAAGTTGCAGGCGTGGACATTCTCCTGTATGTGAATACGGGAGATTCCGATACGCCTAACTTCGTTACTTTAGGCGGGCAGGGGGATGCCACCCTTAACCGGGGGGCTGAGGAGGTCGACGTAAGCGCGAAAACCGACGGTAACGGTTACGGGGATTTCTTGCCAGGCCGGAAGAGCTGGTCCGTCGAATGTGAAGGATTCATCGTAGACGGGGATGCCGCGTACGAACAACTCGAAACGAAATACGAGGCTCGCGAGTCCGTGCAAATCGAACTCCGTATGCCTTCAGGTAAAATCTACGAAGGCGAAGTCGTTATTACTGAGTTCCCGATGGAGTTCCCGCAAGACGACGGGGCGACGTTCTCCCTGACCCTGCAAGGTCGCGGACCGCTGACTACAACCCCGGCCGCTTAAGTAACCCTTAGGTATCAAGGGCATTGGATAAACCGATGCCCTATTTTCCCAATAATCTGACAGGAGGAATTATTTACTTATGTCTACCAAACAAAGAGGCTACGTGCCACTTACGCTTGATAAACAGCGTCGAATCCATTTCGGTATGAACGCTTTTTGCGCGTTGGAGGAAAAGGGCTACGATATTACCGCTCTGGAGCAAAAAGGTATCAAGTTTTCCGATATCCGCGCTATGCTCTGGGCTGGACTCCTGCACGACAAGGACTTCGAAGATAACCCGGAATGGGACGAAAAGGCCGCGGGCGACCTCGCCGACAAGGCCGAAAACCTGCAAGAGGTATTTAAAGCCGTCTCCCGTGCCGTCTCCCTCGCGTTCGGCCAGGACCCCGACACTCCGAAGGAGCAGAAGCCGGGAAACTAACGGAACCGTCCGAGGAGTCGGAGCCGTGGGACTGGGAAGGGCTTCAGAAACGAGCCTATGCATTAGGGCTCAAGCCGGAAGAGTTCTGGGCCCTTACTCCCTACCAGTTTACCCTCCTGTCCGACGCTCGGGCGGAAGATGAACAACGACAGTACGACAACCTCCATCACCTTCTCGCGTGGACGGCCGCGAACATTATGAACGCAAGCGGAAACCTTAAGAAACCTGTCTCTGTCGAGAAACTTATGGGCAAGAAAAAGCGGCATGATAACCCGAAAAGGATTCTCACGGAAGAAGAACGCCGGGCGGAACTCGACCGGATTAAACAACGATTCAGAAAGGAGGACGCGTAAATGGCCTTAGCGGAACTAGCGGCAAGAATTAGTGCAGACATTAGCGACTTTAAGTCGAAAATGGCGACAGTGCAAAACGACATGAACAGCACGCGGGGCAACTTCCAGCAAGCCGGGAAGTCATTCCAGCAGGTCGGGCAAAATCTCCGTAGTGTAGGTGCTGGAATGACAGCGGGCGTGACCGCTCCGGTTCTCGCCGCGGGGACGGCCGCTATTATGACCGGGGCGAACTTCGAGTCCGCTATGTCGGAGGTTCAGGCGGTGACGATGGCTACGGGTAAGGACTTTACGAAGTTACAGGAACTCGCGCAAGACCTGGGCTCGTCGACTAAATATAGCGCCACAGAGGCCGCGCAAGGTATGGCGTTCTTAGGGCGTGCGGGTTTCGATACGACGGAGATTATGTCCGCTATGCCTGTAATGCTGGACCTTGCTACCGCTGGTAACCTAGACCTCGCACGGGCCGCGGATATTTCCTCGAATATCCTTTCCGCCTTTGGGATGGAAGCTTCCCAGTCCGGGCATATGGCCGACGTCCTTGCATTCGCCGCGGCTAACGCTAACACTTCCGTGGAACAAATGGGTTACGCTATGGGTTACGTGGGTCCTGTCGCGAACTCCATGGGAATCAGCGTAGAGGAAACGGCGGCCGCTGTCGGGATTCTGTCGGATGCAGGTATCCAGGGCGAGCGGGCCGGTACAGCACTCCGGGGCATGCTTTCTCAGTTGACTACAGTAACCGGACAAACAAAAGACACCCTAGCGGCGTATGGACTGACCGCCGAGGACGTAAACCCGAAAACAAAATCTCTTGCGGAGATTATACAGACGCTTAAAGATGCTGGGGTGCAAGCCTCTGACGCTATGGAACTTGTCGGCCAGGAGGCGGGGCCTGGACTCGCGGTCCTGCTCGAACAAGGTAGTGGAAGCATAACGAACTTTACCGGAGAACTGAAAACCGCCGACGGGGCCGCTTCCGAGATGGCTACAACCATGGGCGAAAACACTAAGGGCGGGTTTAAGGAGTTCCTTAGCTCGCTAGAGGCCCTCGGAATCGCCATCTCGGAAGAGCTTCTCCCTGTGATTAACCCGATAATTGATGGGCTTACTCAGATGTTCCGCTGGTTCTCGCAAATGAACCCGGTAGTTAAACAGGCGGCTATTATTTTCGCACTAGTTGTCTCCGCCATCGGGCCCATTATTATGGTAGTCGGCGGCCTAATTGGTGCCGTAGGTGCCCTCGCCACAACATTTGCCGTCTCTGTAGGCACGATAATGTCATTTATAGGCGTTGCGGTAGCTGTCGTCGCGGGCATAACCGCCCTCGTTGCCGCGTTCATTTACGCATACAACAAAGTCGGATGGTTCCGCGATAGGGTTAATTCGGCATGGGAACGTATTAAATCCGGGTTCCAGGCGGTTGTCGATTTCCTCCGCCCCGCCGTCCAGGCTGTAGTCGATTTCGTAGTCCAGCAATGGGACAAAATTAAAAACTGGTGGGGGCAGTCGGGCGGAACCATTATGCAGGCCGTGAGTAACGTATGGAACTTCATTTCGACGATTATCTCCACGGTTATGAGTGTCATTTGGGGAATCATGCAATTTATTTGGCCCGCTATCCTGTTTATCATTCAAAGCGTATGGGGAAACATCAAGGCTGTAATTTCCAGCGGTATTAACATCATTCTCGCGATTATCGATATCTTCACGAGCCTGTTTACCGGGAACTGGTCGAAGCTCTGGGAAAGCGTTAAGTCGCTTATCTCGAACGCCCTTACGTTTATCTGGAATCTGTTCCAGCTCTGGGGCTGGGGTAAGCTTCTCGCCGGGGCACTCCGTCTAGGAGCGGGACTCCTTAACGCGTTTAAGGGTTCGTGGACGAAAATATGGAACGTCGTTAAAAGCATCGCGTCTAAGCTGTGGAACTGGCTTAAAAGCGCATTTAACAGTGGAAAACAATTCATCGACGACGTTTGGAAAACCATCGGAAACGTAACCAAAACCGTATGGAACGGCATTAAATCAGCGCTTAAAGCTGTTTGGAACGTCATTAAGACCCAGCTAAAAAACTCCTTCAACTTTTATAAAAACCTAATCACCGGGGTTTGGAATGGAGTTAAAAGCGTATCGACCAGGGTCTGGAACGGGATTAAGTCGTTTCTTTCTAACACGTTTAATGCGATTAAGTCCCGCCTAACCAACGCATGGAACGCCATTAAGTCGGCCACGTCCAACGCATGGAGCAAAGTTAAGAGCTATATCTCGAACGTGGGCTCTAACATAAAGAGCACGTTGTCCGGGCTGGCTTCGAAGGCGAAGTCGTGGGGGAGGAACCTGCTAAACATGTTCATCAAGGGGATTAAATCGAAAATCCGGGCAGTCGTCGGCGTCGTATCCGACGTCGCGGGCAAGGTTAAGGGCTTCCTCGGGTTCAGCTCTCCGACTAAAGAAGGTCCGGCCTCGAAGTCGGACAAATGGGCACCGAACTTTATGGGCATGTTCGCGGGCGGTCTGGAGAAAAATATTCCGGCCCTACGGCGGACAGCCGCGAAGGTTGCGGGCGTTATGGAAGGCGTAAACGTGTCGCCTACCGCTCCGAGGGTTTCCCATGCCGCCGTCGGCAACCTGTCGGCGAGCCGCTCCGGGTACGTCTCCCCCGCTGACCGTGCAGAAGCCGCGGGCGGCGTAGTGGTGACCGGTAATACGTTTAACGTACGCCAGGAATCGGATATCGACAGTATCGCGCGCGCTATCGACCGTAAGAAGCGCAATAAATCACGAGCTAGAGGAAGGGTGACGCCGTAATATGTTAACGTTTGATAATCAACACGCTACAAACTACGTCGACAAGGTGCTCGACGTTGTGCGGCCCGCGGCCGCTCCCCGCTCTGCTCGTTTGCAGGAGGTCGAGGGACGCGCGGGCGCTTACTATTTCGGGACCGATACGGAGGTTTACGAGATAGAGGCGCGGCTTTTCATTAAGGGCGAGAACCGCTCGGACTTGTGGCAGAAGGTACGGGCGGCTAACGCCTGGCTACTTAAGGAGGACCTCCGTAAACTCGTACTCGACGACGAGCCGGATAAACACTATATGGCCGTCTGTAATGACGCTATCGACCTGGAGGAAATCCTGGAGTATGGGTTCGCTACCGTTACCTTCATCGTACCGGACGCTTACGCTGTCGGAGAGACCAAGGACGAGCGCATAACCGCCCCTGCCCTGGTATTCGAGCGGAACAGCGTACGATATAAAGACAACGGAAGCGAAATAACGAGCAATTATCCATACTACAAGTCCGGTAAGTATGCTGAAGGAATTTTCGTAGAGGAGGGAACCGAAAACCTCCTCTACTCTGCGGCGGCTCCGGAGTCCGAAGAACTATTCCTCCCGATAAGCTCTGCGTATTTCCTGTCATTAATCGACGGTTCCGCAAGCATTGAGCATAAGTTCTCGAATGCTCCAGCTCAGTCTCTCGATAAAGAGGGCGCGAACTATAACGGATTAGTCGATACCGGCTGGGACGGTGGCACTCATTCCGGAACCACTGGGGTTAGTAACGACTTCCTGGAATTAGCTCGTTCCGGGACTGACCTGTATATCTCACGGAGCACAACTGAGGATTGGGATATGGGAACCCACGTGAACACCGAAGCGGTTAATCATACGCTAACTCTCTCGTCGGATTATATGCCGGGATGGGAAATAGTGGACGAAATGGACGACTATGCGGCTACCGGCTGGACGGAGTTCAGTGGCTCCGGGCCTGTATCCCAGGAGGACGGTTTCGTCCGAATATTCACCCCCGAGGGTGAAACTCAAACCTCTAACACCGGGATTTATAAGGACCACGGCAGTGCCCAAACGAGTTATACTTTTACCTTTAAATACAAGCTAACCGGCGGCCCTGGTCGTGTGTGGGTATCAAACAGTACGGACGCCGTTCGGGCCATCCTGCCAGAAACCGGGGGTGGGTGGAAGTGGGCGTACCTTGATATCCAAGACATTACGTCCTCCGCTGACTTATACGTAGACGGCGAGCTCGTTAACGAAGGAGTAAGCACGGGTTTTTCTTCTAGCTCTACCCGTTTCCAAATTTATATCGATGAACCGGACACCGGGAACGCGGATATTACACTGGACTTCGACGCCTTCCGCGCTGACCTCGGCTATTCAAAAGGCGCTCCGCCTTCTAACGGAGAATGGACCGGAACCTGGACGTCTGGCTATGATTCGTTAAGCTCCGTAGGCAACTCGTTAAATGACCTCGTCGATTCGGCTTTCTCCGTTACCGCGCCGGACGGCTCCGACCAGAATATCGTAATAGAGACCCAGCTAAGGGCCGACGGTGTAGAGCAGGGTTGGAACGAAGTAGCAGGAGGCTCAGGAAGCATTCCGGGAATTAAAGATGGAGACAACCTTTCGAATGTAGAGATTAACCTCCGGTTCGCCTTAACGACAAAGGACCCGGCCCACTCCCCGGAGGTTTATTACGCAGATATCGACATTACTTCCGGGTATTTGACTTCCGGTTACCGCGATTCTCCCGTAGTTACCAGCCTCCAACAAGTCGTAAAAGCGGCACGTACGGCCGTATCGTGGGTTAACAACGCTGTCCCGACGGGAACGTCCGTAAGGGTCTATACGCGATACTCCCCCGACGGAGGAATGACCTGGGCAACGTGGGCAGAAGTCGCAAACAACGGAGACCCGGTAACCGGAATCTCCCAGGATACGGACCTTTCGGACGCGCAATTCCAGTATAAAGTCGAATTAAGCACCGAGGATGTCTCCGTTACGCCTTCGGTCGATAGCCTGTCATACGATTTTTATACCGGATATAAACCATCTCAGACGTTCTCTTTTCCGGCGCAGGATGTAAACAGCATAGGGGTATCTGCGGGTTCCGTTATTGACTGGACCGCTAATACTACGGACACCGGAACTAGCGTAACGGTCGAAACTAGCCTTGACGGCTCTACCTGGACGACGGCCACGGACGGTGGGTCCCTCGTTTCGTCTGGCACTGACCTGACGGGTAAGTCCATTTACGTTAGGTACACGTTATCGACAAACGACACGAACAATACTCCGACTATGGATTACATCGAATGGAGAATCGCCCAGAATGAGCCTAACCACATTGTTCCGGCTACTGGGGCCGTGGTTATCACTCCCACCAACGTAGCACGCTGGCAACTAGAGAGTAAGCCTTACCCCACGAGCTGGCACGATACTGGAACTCGCGAGGACGAAACCGCCAAGGTATGGGTCAAGCAATTCGCCACAACGAGCGGGAACGGAGGAACGGCCGCTCTCTGGTTCGAGAAAAAGCCGTCGGTCGATAGCTCCCGCCGGTTCCTGTGGGAGTTTAGCGGAAGCCTTAAGCCGCTGGCCCTTTTCCGTGAGGACGACGTCTATGTGCTCGAGTACCAAGACGAAAGGGTTATCGAGTGGGACGGCTCCGGATTGGCCGACGGTTTTCACCACGCCGCCGTCCGCTGGTCCGAGGAATCCCTCGACCTGTTTATCGACGGGGAACTGGTCGGAAATCATCCGATGTCCATGGAAATGGACCTTACCGGGGCAGAACACCTATACGTCGGTTGTTCCTCTGCCGGTAACGGCCAGCTTAACGCAGTAATAGACGACATTATGCTCTCGAAAAGGACTTTTACTGATGAGGAAGTCGAGGACCTGGCGAGCTCTGATACGGAGGCCGAAGTCGACAAGGATACCGCCGCTCTCTACCACTTGGACGAATCACTTTCTGCCTCGCAGACCAGTAACGTAGTAGTGTCCGGGACCGCTCCTACCTTCCCGGTATTTACGTTCACCTTCTCGAACTCCCAAGACCACGCGCGGGTATCGAACGGGGCGGACTTCGTACTGGTTAATCGGGATTTCGAGCCCGGAGACGTGCTCGTCATTGACTGCGAGGCGGGAGTCGTAACCCTTAACGGCTCCAGAGATGCGGCTATGCCGTATCTCGACTTCGACTCCGACTTTTTCGCGATAACCTCCGAGTCCGAAATCATCACGGACCCCGCGGACGACGCGGCCGTAGATATTAAATATACTGAAAGGTGGCTCTAATGACATTGGAAAAACTGTTCATACTCGACCGTAACGAACAGGTCCAGGCGGTGCTCTCCAATCGAGGGGCCGCCTGCCCTTTCTATGACGCCGTCCATAAGGAGCAAATGAACGGGGAAAACTCGCTCGAGTTCACCGTACCGACAAACTCCGTCGACTCCCAGTACGTCGTAGAGGAGAACCTCGTACTATTCAAGGACCTCGACCTAGACTACCAGCTATTCGTTATTAAAGAGATGGAGGACGAACACGGAGGCGGACTTTATAAGCGGGTATACTGCGAGCATGCGTCCAGCGAGCTCCTTTATTTTGTTGTAAAAGACAAACGGCCGACGGAGCAGTCGGCTTCTTTTATGCTCGGTGAAGTCCTGAGCGGGACTCGCTGGGAAGTAGGAACCGTAGAGCCTCAGACGCTGGCCTCGGCGACCTTCTACTATCAGAACGTTTCCGCCTGTATCGCGGATATCGTAAACCTGTTCGGAGGAGAAGTGCGCTACCGCGTCGAGTTCCTGGGTAGTCAGGTTATTGGCCGCTATGTCGATATCCTGGAGCAACGCGGGGACCGTAGGGGTAAGCGATTCGTCTACGGAAAGGATGTCAAGGGCATTCGCCGGACGGTCGATACTACCGGGCTGGCTACGGCGGTTATCGGACGCGGTAAAGGTGTCGAGAACGAGGAAGGAACTGGGTACGGGCGTAAGCTCTCGTTTAAGGACGTGGAATGGAGTGTCGACAACGGGGACCCGGTCGATAAGCCCCTCGGCCAGGAATGGGTAGGCGACCCCGCGGCGCGGGATAAATTCGGCTTCCCAGACGGAGACGGCGGGTACCTCCATCGGACCATTACGGTAGACTTCGAAGACGAAGATGACCCGGAGCGCCTGCTTGAGTTCTCGTGGGACCATCTACAAACGGTTAAGGCCCCGCTCGTATCCTACGAAATGGACGTCGTCGACCTGGAGAAAGCGGCCGGGTATGAGCACGAGTCCGTTCGATTGGGCGATACCGTAATCGTCATCGACCGCACTTTTACGCCTGAGCTACGTGTGGAAGCCCGCGTTATCGAAATCGAGCGAAACCTCCTTCGCCCCGAGGATAATAAGGTCGTGCTGGGGAGCTTCGTCGAGCCCTACAAGGTCGACGACAAGTTCCGAGAGGTAGAGGAGCGGGTCAAGGACCGGACGGTCCCTACGTCTATCTTAGACGGAGTAATCGACGCAATACAAAACGAGATACACTCCGGTAACGGCACGGTACGGTCGACCTGGGAGGGGTTTATTAACTACGATAAGCCCCCGGAGCAAGGGCCCGAGAAGTTTATTAAGATGGTAGACGGAAAGCTTATGCTCGGTAAAATCGTAGGCGGCGAAGAAGAGGTCGGAACATTCATCGACGGCAATATCGTTTACGCGGACCTTATCGCGGCGGGTACGATGCTAGCTAACCGAATCAAAGGCGGAAAAATGGCGCTCGGAGGTGATGGGGTTTTCGGAGAGCTTTTCTTCTACGACTCCCAGGAACGTATCACTATGGCTTTTAACGGTGAGACAGGGAGTGTTAACCGGCTTAAGGCGGGCGAGCTCACTAGTCCGAATGTTCCGACGCGTTCTACCCCTAAACAGGAGGCCGGTACGGTTCATCTGTACGTTAACCCCAACAGCGGGAATGACGTGAACGGCAACGGGAGTTCCTCCTCCCCATTCCGGACTATACAGCGGGCCGTAGACGAGGTCCCAGACATCTGCGACGCCGATTTCCATATCCACGCGGACGAATCCGGGGAACAGTTATTTTTCTACGAGCACCTCGTTATCCGCGGAAAAGACGGCGACGGCTCTATCCGGTTTACGCTCGGAACATCCGATTTTATCGGATGGGTTCGTATTTCGGGCGCTGATATCAAGCTTCTATTTAACGGTGGTCGCTGGAAGCACGACGGAACCTCGCACCCCCGCAACGAGGGTGCACCTTACTCAGTATTTCACATCATCCGCTCGGATTCCGTCCTTATGCAAAACTGCACTATCGTCGCTGATAAAGGGTACTACGGCGTAGCCGGCTCGCAAAGCTCCTATATCGAAATACGTAACGGGTCCATACACCGCGCCCAGAGGAGCGGGGCCGTAGCGCAACGAGGGGCCGTCGTCTACCTTTACGACGTGCAAGGCAAGGAGAACGGACTCGACTCGAGCGGAGAGGGATACGGAGCATACGCTCGAACCGGAGGAACTATCGTTATATCTGGTTCGGACGGCTCTAACCCTTATTGCCCAGAAGGAGTGAACGGGTACGCTAACGCGGGTCATACTGGGCAACTTAACGCGAACTCAGATGGGAACTTCCGGACGGGTAGCGCGAATCCCATTTCGGCCCCTAACGAGGAGCTGTTATCGTTCCAGGCTACCGACTTCGAGTCCTGGCGCTTCGGTATGCTTGGCAAATCATACGACGGAGGGACCGCAGACGACGGGTACGGTTGGCATCAGGGATTCTATCAGGGGTCGAACTACTATCCGCATCTAGACGAGGACGGAGACCTTAGCGCGGACTCATGGGGTGCCTCGCATGTTGGTTTTTGCTGGTTCGGAGATAACTACAGCGGCTCGAATAGCTTTTCGAGCCTGCTGGACGGCCGGGACATCGTCGAGGTTCGCCTGAGAGTTCGCAGGAACAGCCGCCACGGCCGGGACATCCCGAACGAGCTTAAGGTCTGGACCCATCAGTACAGCCCAACGCGGAACGAGCCGGGCGACTGGGACCCGACGACGGACTCCGCGGTCGACTTGACTAACGGGACCGTCGTAGGCTCATACGAATACGGTGAGGAGAAGTCGTTCGACCTGCCGCACGCGTTCGGAGATTATCTTCAGAATAACCCCACGTCGGCGGGTATCGCAATTTTCCACGAGGATTATACGCAATCCTTCGAGGTTAAGGACTATACCGTTACCCTGGAGGTGATTGTCGCGTGAACCTCGTGACCTATAACGAGGACACCCACGAAGTACTGGACGTTATACCCGGAGTTAATACACTCCATGTATCCGGTACTCGGATTCGTACGAATGTCTCGGACACCGTTACGAATAGCCCCTTTATCGTCCTGGAGGACGAGGTCTCGAGGGGCGACGTCCTTACCGATGAGTTACTGGCCGCTGACCGCTCAAACTCAGTAATGAATACGTCGGACCCCGCAGTCCTCCTCGAAAAAATCGAAACGCTCGAAAAGCGTATCGCAGAACTGGAGGAGGAGGAGCCCGCGTAAGGGTCCTGTACTACATCGAAAGGAGGTCAAGGCCAAAAGTGGATGGGTTTAAAACGTTTCTTGCTTCCGCCTTCGTCGGTATTTCCTACACCCTATGGGGCGAATGGGTGGCGCTTTTTAATGTCTTTCTCCTCCTGTGTGCTATCGACTGGGCTACCGGTTGGTATGCGTCAAAGGTAGGAGGGACGTTAAACAGCAAGCGAGGGTTTACCGGAATCGGTAAAAAAATTATCGTGCTAGCCTTAGTCGCGGTAGCTCACCAGGTCGACGTTATGATGGGTACCGGAGAACTGGTCCGAAATACTGCGATTATTTTTTATTCCGTTAACGAAGTTGTCAGTATAACTGAAAATTGCGGGAGAGCCGGAATACCTGTTCCCGAGAGGTTCGTAAGGGCTGTCGAGGTACTCCGTAGCTCTCCCCACAAACAAGAGTCGGAATATTCCGAAAGAAAGGATGGATAACTTTGTCTGTACCGATTTATACGAAGTATATCCCGAAGAGTAACACGAGGACCCGGCCCGGCTACTATATGAATCCGCAGTATATCACGATTCATAACACCGCAAACTCCAGCGCTGGAGCCGACGCGGAGGCACACGCTCGACTCCTGGCAGGCGGGAATAATCGGACCGCCTCCTGGCACTATACCGTCGACGACCACGAAGCATGGCACCATATCCCGGACAATGAAAACGCCTGGCACGCGGGAGACGGCGGGAGCGGAACCGGTAACCGTAAATCCCTCTCCATTGAGATTTGCGAAAATTCCGACGGTAACTACGCTAAGGCCGAGGATAACGGCGCATGGCTGGCCGCTTACCTCATGAAAAAGCACGGTATCCCGCTCTCGCATGTCGTCCCCCACCAGAAATGGAGCGGGAAACATTGCCCGCGTAAAATCCTCGACCACTGGTCCCGGTTCATCGCGAAGGTAGAGGCGCATTACAAGGGCGAGGCACAGCCCGCCGAATGGGACGGAAAGTCCTTCCCTGGTCGCGCCGCCTTTATCATCGGTCAATCCCACCCCGCGGTTACCTTGCTCGGTAAGCGTCTTATCGCTCACGGATACGGCGACTACTACGAAGTCGGAGCCGGGCCGACATTCTCCGAGGTTGACCGTAAGGCCTGCGCCGCTTTCCAGCGCGCGCAAGGCTGGAGCGGTGCGGGAGCGGACGGGTACCCTGGTCCGGTTACGTGGGAGCGTCTTATGGCTTCCGCTCCGGGAGAGAATGAGCCAGAACCTAAGACCGAATACCACCGCGTTAAGGTTGACGGCGAGCAAGTCGCGTCCTTTGCGAAGGATGATAATGTCATAGATAAAGTCGTAGAGGTAGTCCGTGAGTCCCTGGAGTCCGACAACAAGGAAATTAAAATCGAAATCGAAAGGGTGTTGCTCTAATGTGGGAAAAAATTAAACCTCGTCTCCGTAGAAAATCTCTATGGGTGGCCGTCGCCTCTCTGGTATTTATGATTCTGCAAGCGTTCGGAGTCTCCGTTGTTGAAGAGCAGTATAACGAGGTAGTTAACGCCATCCTCGGGGTACTGATTCTCGCCGGGATAATCGAGGGTAACTCGCCTCAAGCCCCCGCGCAACCTGAAGACGAGCAGGAATAACAAAAAAAAAGACCCCGCCGCGAGGGCGGGGCGTACATATTAACGGCAATTCATTTCCGGGTTATCCGAGATATTATACCGGTTAAACTTTTCTCCGGCCGCGTCAAACTCCGCCCGACTAACCTCCAGGGATGCGACTACGGCGCCACTCTGCTTCGACTTCATCGAGATAGTAGATAAGTCCTTTGAAGAACCGAAACCAGCGTTAACAACGGCGGCCATAGACTGGTATACGTCGGGGCAACCCATAGCGGCGTCGTCCTGGTTAATAAACACGACCGCGATATAGTCCCCCTCCTTTTCGGTCCCGAAGTTCTCGTTAACCTTGACCTCTTCGACCTTACCGGAAGGCATAGGGGTGCCGGTAAGGTCGTCTTTAATAACGTCCTTCTCGGACTTTTTCGGGGCCGGAGCGGGATTCGACTTTTCTTCCTTTTTCGGCTCTTCCTTCTTTTCCTCTTTTTCAGTCTGGGCCGTTTGGTCGGTCTTACCCGTAGGCTCCGTTTCCTCGCACCCTACCAACAAGACAAGCCCTGCGACAGCCGTAATAGCAGTAACGAATTTCTTAAACAAAGAAACATCCCCCTCTGTAAACGTTATTATGGAGCGTTACGAACATACTGCGGGACCTGTTGCAGTGGTCGATACAATCTCGTAGCCCTCCGCGGACAGTTTATCGAGCTCCTCGGCCGACTCCTTCATGCCCTTTTTAGAGCGGCATGGCAAAAGAATAATTTTATGTTGATACATTAACGAACCTCCCTTTCTATTTGTTATTCGAAACGGTATCGGATTTTTAGTCCATTATGAAAAACCTTGTCCAACCTCTGCCTCGTAGGGGCTCGACAGGGCTACCGGTCGTACCATCCCCGGCGACACTTATGCTTATTTTCCTTCGCTTAGTTTTTCGATATAAAGGGCCGCAAGGGCCCTCCCTTAGCGTTCGTTCGCCTTAATCCAGTTTTCCGTTAGCTCTTCTTGCCTGTACCAGGGAGCGACTTTGCGGTAGAACGTTTTATTAGTTCCTCGGTTAATCAGCTCCTGGATAAGGTCGAACCCCCTTCCCCGAAACTTATAGAACAAAGGCCAGTTTCCGTAGATGAATCCGTCTTCCGTGATTTCCTTCATTTTTCGGCGCAGATACCGGAGCTCCTGGTACATTTCCTTTTTAGTCATTTCCTGCGGCTTTTTCATTTCGTGTCATCCTTTCGGGTTGTTTTTCGTTTCGTTGAGTATATAGTAACAATTGCATTTACATTTGTAAACCCTAATGTTGAATTTTTCGTATAGTTTTTCTATAATAGGGGCCCCGAAGATGCCCCCCATGTCAGTAGTTCAGGGAGACAGGGAGCCCTTGCTTGTAGGCGAAGGCCACCGCGGCATATTCCCGCTTGTAGGTACGGAGGTTATCGTCACGGAAGTCCTTACGGCCGTTGGTGAGGTAGACCCAGTCGTTACGGACCACGTCGTACTCCCCGTCGTACTCCTCTACGGAAATCGTGGAGTATTCGACGTCTTCCTCCAGCTCCAGGCGGAACAGCTTACGCTCGGCATCCTCGAAGAGAGTGTGCAGGGCTTCGGTACGCTCCCGCTCTCCCAGGAATGCTCCGTCCTCGTCGTAGAAGGCCAGCACCTTCGCGTTGTCCATAAGTACCAGAGTCATCATTTCACATCTTCCTTTCAGTTTGGTTTTTGGTTTATCCCTCCTTGGCGCGCTCACCCTCGCGGGGTCGTGGCGTCGCTTCCCCGGAGGGATGCCGCCGCGGGACCGTGTCCCGCTGACATCTTTATAATACCATCTACATTTACATTTGTAAACACTCCTTCGTTATTTTTTTCGGTTTATTTTTCGAAAGAAAAGCCGCCCTTAATGGGCGGCCCCGGCTACTTCAAATCATCCTTTCGTTAAGTATTTGGCCAACCTACTAGTCATCCTCAACCCCTACCCAAATCCAAAAAGGTGTTTCATCCCGGAGTTCTTCTATTTCTCTTCTCCGAATCTGTTTGTATTTTTCACACCCCAGTACAGCCCCCAAAGGGGCCACCAAAAGTAAAGGGGATATGAAATAAAGAAGGAAAATACCTTCAAATAAAGCTAGGTTGAGTCCCGCAATACAAGCCCCCGCCCCCGCCATCGTCGAGCATTGGGCTATTTTTTCGGCCTTTGTCCACCATTCCTTTTTTCTGTACAGTTCTTCGCGATTCTTTTTATACTCTTCTCGTTCTTTATATATCTCTTCCAATTTCTCTTCGTACCTTTCTTTGTATGTTTTCATCCAACCATCCTTTCTTTTTCTTCTTCTGGCCCTCCATTCCGCCCATCCCAGTGGGATGGGCAGTAGCAAGGTCAGACCTCGGTGAGGTCTTTCATGACAGACTCGTGGGCTCCCAGTATCTGTGTAAAATCCGAGGGACATTCATCAAGGCAGATGCTGTTTTGATGAACAATTCGTCTACACCGTGGACTTCGTCCACCTCAAAAATTTCCCTTTTCCCTTCCTCCGAAATAACTTCGAGCCACAAAGGCAAGTAAGGAAAGGGGAGGCGGTCGAACTTCTCCTCGTTCTCGTCAAGAGCGGAATCCATCTGCCCGTACAAGGCAAACGCCGCCTTTTCGTATGGTTGATACCCTCCCGAATCGAACTCCAACTCTTCTCCAATTTTGATTCTCAATTGATATTTCACTATACCTCAATCCTTTCGTTTAAATTTAGTGTGCCGGGATAGGGCTCCCGGCGGGCCGTGGGATTCAGCGTACGAATCGACGAACGGCTTCGATTTGTCCGTCCTTATCCCGGATGACGTCGTTCGATGTGTCCGGGGAAAGAACATCCGTACGCCCCTCCTTTTGGGCGGCTGTCCGGACGATGAAGGAGACCAAATAAACGACTCCTTCCTGCGGTTCCGGTAAACCTTCGATTTCCCCAAATTCTTGGGAAACTATTTCGATTCCGTTGACTTCGTCAACTTTTTCCTGCGAGGTTGCTACTCGGGCCGGTGTCTCTGCCTTTTCAAATGTTGTCCGGGTCCCGTCTTCGTGCTGAACCGTCAGGTCGTGAGGGGTAAGGTTGATGATTTTCATTTTCATTTCCTTTTCCTCCTCTTCGCGTGCTTCTTGTATTTCTTTCGCTTCTTCGATTTCCTCTTTGAACGCCTCAACTACCGCGTCGAACTCATCTTCCTCCGCCGGGAAGTTGGCGGGGTTTTCGTCTTCCGGGTACACGGTGAAGTTTGTTGTCTCCTGGTCAAAATCGATTTCCACTAACACCAAATCTCCGTCTTTCACCTCCGCCAACCGTTCCGCGTCCGTCTCGAAATACCGCTTTGCCTCGATAGTGAAAGAAACTTTTTTCATTTTACATCGTCCTTTCGGATAAGTTTTGCCGCGGTGTCCCGCTGACATCTTCATAATATCATCGGCATTTACATTTGTAAACCCTTTTTCGAAATTATTTTCGTATCATTTTTCGCATATGTATTACGAAAAGGGCAGGCTTTCGGGCCTGCCCTTTTGGGAGGGTAAGTATTTTTGTTACTGCTCGACGCGACGACGGACGAAATAGAGAACAAGACCGGAAAGTGCCGTAACCCCGCCCACCAAGGAGAGGGTTATATCGTTTGTAGCTGTCTTGGGCATTTCCCCGCCTTTTTCTTCCTTGCCGCTGTCGGAGTCATTGGAATCATCGGAACTGTCGCCGTCACCGACGAACGACCCCGGCTCGTGGTCCGGAACAAAGCCCGCGAGGGTATCGCAGGCCAGGCCGTCGTTATCGCGGTCCAAGTCGTGCGGGTCCTTGGCAGGGCCTCCGTTTTCCTCGTAAAACCGTTGTGCATCTTCCCAGGCGGAGAAGTCGCTACAGTTCTTGTCGGCAGGAGACGCGAACGCAGACACAGGAGCGAGAGCAAACACGAGTAAAAAAGCGGATACGATTCCGGCTATCTTTTTCAAACCTATTACCTCCTAAGTTAACCCCTCCCATATCAGTTATTCGAAGGACAAGGTATTTTTCTGTCCATTTTAGAGAAAAAATTTCCGCATTTCTTGCAGATACATAAAAGGCCCCGCCGCAATGGGCGGGACGGTTATTTTACGAGCTCTTCCAAGGAACGCGGAAAGTCTTTACGGGCCAGGACGTCAACAGCTTGGGCGTACCCCTGGATTTCCTTTTGCGCGTCATGAGCCAAGCGCTGGTTCAGGAAGTGGGCGACGCCCTGGAGGCTCGAGGTCCAATACCAGCGGACGTACATCCCGTAGGCAGGGAGGAACAGGCGGGCCTGCTCCGCGCAGATACCAACCTCAAGGGCTTCGCGATACAAACGTTCGCCTTCGTTGATGAATCGGATTAATTTTCCAGAAATCTCTATCCCATCTACGGTATCGACCGGGTCCCCGCTCCCCTGCTTGCTGTTCTCCGGAGCCTGCCGCCACTCATCCGGAGCGAGAATATAGAACGTGGGCTCCTCCGTGACGTAACGGCGGGAGGATTCGTTCCAGGCGACCATGTTGTCCTGGTGACTCGACCCCACTACGTACTTCCACCACTGTCTCGCGACCATTAACGGAGCGTAAATCTCAAACTGGAGGGAAGCATGCCGGAAGGGAGACGTATGTCCCTCACGTGCCAGGAACCGGATAAGCCTCTCGTCCCTTTCGTCCAGCTCTTCCTTTTGTTTGTCGTAAGACACACGAGCGGCATTCACGACAGTTAAGTCGTCGCCCATAGTGTCAACCATTCGTACGTATCCTTTGTCGAGAACCTTTACCGTGGGCTTCCCTTTGATTTCGATAATTTCCATACGAATTACTCCCCCTGCTCGCCCAGGCGGGCGCGCGTAATTTCGACGTACTCTTCCTCGCGTTCAATTCCGACATAATAAAAACCCTCGCGCTTTGCGGCTACGAGGGTCGAACCGGACCCCGCGAAAGGGTCGAAAACGATTCCTCCCGGCGGTGTGATGAGTCGGACCAACCACGCCATAAGGTCGATAGGTTTAACGGTCGGATGGGTATTGCGGTTATACGTTTTCTTCCCGCGCCAGTCTCTGCTTCGGTCTTTCTTGCTCGCTTTTTTACTCAGTTCCTGCGTCGTGACGTTGAAGTATTTGCTATAAAATTGGCCATCTTCAAGGGTGATGCAGTTAGCGGGGAAACGTCCTTCCGGTTTCTTGAAATCTTCGACTTTACGTTCTCTGATTTTAAAAGTCGGCGTTCCAGTCAAACCATTTTCCCCTCCACGTGAATTTCTTCTGGTGTCTTCATTCGGGTCAGTAAATTCAATCCGACACCCATCCACATTAATAGCCCCGGTGCCGTACCGCTCCGCCGTATCACATACCGTCCCGCCCAACGGTTTCCGGCATAGGATAATCGGCTCATGCGCGGGCTTCAACGCCGTCCCCCATCCATCCCATTTTTGGGCAAGGTCGGTGGCGGGTAACGTAATGGGCGTCCCGAATCCGTTGTATTTGCTTCCGCTAACTGGGTCCCACGTTTTGTTGTGATTGAAATTAGGCTTCCTTACGCTCCCGTCATAGGCGGTTAGTTTTTGGCCGATAACCTCCCGCTCCGCTCCCGCCCGCTTGTCAAACGCCTTCCCCACGTCCATGCTCTTCGGAAACCCGCTGAAATAAAGCCACTCGATAACGTCCCGCACTTCGAACCCGGCCAGGCGCAGGGATATCGTCATGAGGTCTTGCGTCCGCGTCCCTGCGAAGCATAGGACGTGACCGCCCGGCTTCAGTATGCGGAAAACCTCTTTCCACACGGACGGCCCCGGAACGAAGGAATCCCAGGACTTCCCCATGAACCCTCCGCCCCGGTGCTCGTAGTCCTCACCGGCCAGCCACTTCGTCAGTACTTCCGTTATATCTGGTTCTTTGCCGAGCCCGTAAGGCGGGTCCGTTACGACCGCGTCGATACTATCGGCGTGCATGTTCTTAATCTCCTCGAGACAATCGCCGTTAAGCACTACGTTTTTCATTCAGCTCCCCCTTGGATTCGATAAGTTTTTCGATATGGCCGTTAACAATCGTTCCGGACCAGCTCCCAAACTTTACGTACCGTTGGGACTGTACCGAAAAGCTCATATGCCTATGCCGCGTAAGTTGAGCGAGCGCAGAGCGTGAAAGACCTTCGATAGCGAACGTATAATTAAGGTGCTCGACCATCGACGTATGGCGGGACCTCCAGTTCTAGCTCCTCCACCAGTTTCTGAGCGAATTTCTCCGACATTTGAGTATATCCGATAAGCGTTACGTTAAGCTCCGTACGACTCATTCGGTTTCCCCCTCTTTTTCTTGTAATTTTTCGTTAATCTGTTCCGCAAGAGCACGCCCCAAATACCACGCCACGCGGGACGGCACGCCATTCCCCACGATTCTATATTGCGCACTGAGGCTAATATCGTCGGGGAATACGTGCCAGTCCGGTACGGATTGAATGCGTAGGCATTCCCGCACCGTGAACCGTCTGGGTGCCCTGTCGGGATGCTGTGGCTGTCCGCTTTTCGGTGTCCAGCAGTCTTTTTTGGTATGATTCACAGGGACACCCGGGTGAAGCTGACATGACAGCTTTTGCATCGGCGTGGTGGTAATGGCTCCCGCCGGTTCGTTCCAGTCTCTTTTCCGTAACCTGTTTGTACTTCCGCCGCCTTTGGGAATTCGCCCGTTCCAGCTCTCCAACTGTTCTTCTTCGCTTAAACTGCGCCAGTTTCCACCGGGCGGTATCTTAAGCGCCCATGGTTTTTCGTCGTTCCGCAGTCCGTAACCAGTGTGATTTATTAACGACGGGTCGAATCCCTCAATATTTCCGTGGTGCTCGCTACGGATAGTTGGGGAAGGGTTCCACGGATTTACCAGCTTATCCCCTTGACTGCCGTCTCCTCTAAACTTTGCTTTACTCCGTCCTCCGTTTACTTGTTTTTCCGGCTCCGGTAAATCCCCGATAGCATCCCGTAATACTTTTGTTCGGTAGTCCTCCGGCTCAGGATTCGGGAAGGCAAAAGAAAAGCCGAAGTCTTTACGAACCCCGACGATAAATACCCGCTCTCGTTTTTGTGCGACACCATAATCCCAAGCGTTAATCAACTTCCAGCTAACCGCGTACCCCATACGGTCGAACTCTTCGAGGAGCTTATCGAAGGTATGTCGGTGCCGTTTTCCGATTAACCCCTTAACATTCTCAAATATAAAAGCTTTCGGCTGCTTCTTCTCGATAATGTTAAGGTATGCGAAAACTAACTTACCTCGCTCGCCTTCTTCTCCGGCTCCTTTGCCGGCCGCGCTGTAGTCCTGGCAAGGCGGTCCACCTGCGATAACATCTACGTCGGGAATATCCGCAGGGTCAATCGTAGTAATATCGCCATGTACGACGTGACCGCCGAGGTTATGGCGGTATGCTTGAACCGCCCGTTTATCGAAATCGTTCGCCCAGACAATATTAAAGCCGGACTCTTTCAGTCCGACCGCCATCAATCCGCCCCCGCAGAACAACTCCGCAACGGTTAAACCGTTGCGGGGTTGTGTGGGTGTTACGTTATATTTCATGTATGCGCCCCTTTCCGGCAACAAACCGGGATGTAAATAACAAGTCGCCTTAGACATCGGAGAAGTAACGATAGTAGTCGACGGTTCATCCCAAGAAAAACGGCGAAGGTATCCGCTTTTTCCGCCGCCGCTTTTATATGCGCCTTTCATGAAATCGCGCTGCTCGTCTTCGGATAATGACCGCCAATTCCCTCCCGGAGGTATTTTGTGCGCGAACGGCTCCTCATCATTTCGGAGACCAAATCCGTAGTGGTTCGCTAACATCTTTTCCCTCCTAACCCTCGGCTCGATAGAAGGCGGTAACTATAACTACCGGCCAGAGAAGCGCCATAAAGACCGCCAAGAAAACGAAGCCTACCACGTAAAATTTAGCGTGCTCACTCTCCGGCACCCCCTTCGCTTCAAGTGCATTCTCGATGGCTTTAGGCGCAACCAGGCCCGCCAGCACCAAGCCGATAAAGAAGTAAATTAACAGATAGAGCATTACGTGTCCCCCTTATTTGCAGTCCTTACGGAAACAATATTTTTCCTTCCACATATCACCCTCGGCGACGAATATTTCCTCGTGATAAGGCTCCTGTGGTGGAAACATACGGCCGCATTTATAGCAGGTCCAAGGAAAGAAGCGGTTACGCTTTCCCTCCTGCGCCTCCCTTTTCTCGCGTTCTAGCTTCCGGTTATGCCGTTCGATTAACCAGTCCCACATAATGGAGACCCTCCTTATTTACGCGTGCCAGTGCTCCCGAATCCGCCCTCTCCCCGCTTGGTACCGGACAGCTCGTCGGACTCGACGAACAGCGCACGCATAACGGGAACGATAACGCCTTGAGCTACGCGGTCTCCCTTACGGATAAGGTGAGTACCTTTTCTATAACGGGCGATATCATCGTGAGGCGCTACGCCGTTTATGTCGTATACCTGAGTGAGAGGGCCGCAAAAAATGGTATTTTCGAACATCATAAAAACCTCCCCGCGGTAGTCCGAGTCGATAGTACCTACCGCGTTAGGGAGGCGAAGGTTAGTCCGTTTAGCGATACCGGACCTCATACGTACTTGCATTTCGTATCCGACCGGGATTTCGAAAGCCAGACCGGTAGGTACCAGCTTAGTTTCTCCCGGCTCGATAACGACGTCCTCCGCGGCTACCAGGTCGAACCCGGCGGAACCGTACGTCGCGTACTGAGGGATAACAGCGTCCTCCTTAACCTTCTTAACCTTTACCCGTACGTCGTAGGGCTTCTTAACCCACTGGCCCGCCCTGTTCTGCTTGTAGTACTCCCGCTCCGGATAGTTGTAGCCACTCATACCCGTAATTCCCCCTTGTTATTTTTCGTGTAAATAAAGAACCCGCCGGGCGGCTTGCTCAACCTCCGGCAGGTGTAAGGGTAAATCGAAACCGGTAACCGACTCGCCGAAGTCCGCGAAGTATTCCGCGTATTCTACTTCGGCGGCGATTTCCGGGTATTTCGTTTGCAGTTCGGCCAGCTCCCGCGCCCATCCGTCATATTGGCCGTCGGAAACTATGCTCGTATTCATCCGGTAATAGAGAAACGAGTGAATGAGAACCTGCCGCCGACGTCGTCGAATAAGCCCTAGTATCTCGTTAGTCGATTTCGTCGGCATCGTTCGCCAACCTTCCGCGGAAGTTAGTAAGCTCGCAAACCTTCGCGTAATCCTTGTCCCGGAAATGCTCGATATAAGGAGCGAATCCGGACCGCTCCGGGTTAGGGAGGTCACACTGGCCGGTATGCCCGATAAGGATAACCCGTGCGTCATCGTGGACCTGCGTTAAGACCTTCCGTAAATCGCTCTTAGTAAAGTTTTGCGCCTCGTCGAGCCGAGACCGTAAAACATTTCGCTTTGCGACGGTAGGGGCATGAGCGTTTCTCCTTTCGGTAGTGGGTAAATGAAAAAGGAGACCCGAAGGCCTCCATCAACGAATCGGACACGCTCCTCCCGCTTCGCACCCATCGGCCCCGAGGTCGAAGTCCTCTCCGCTCTCGAACTCGCGAAGGGTAGCAGGGTCGAACGTTTTTTGCTTAGCTACCAGTTCCTCGTATTGTTCTTTCGTAATGGTTTCGTACGGAGCGAGCTGATAGGAACCTCCGTCGTAAGCCAGGAAGGACACCGCGGCGAACTCATCCCAACGGTCCCATACGATTCCTTCCGCCGTATCCCATTCGTCCGGCCGTACGTGAATCGTATTCGAGCTGTTATGCTCGGTATAGTTACGCTGGAAGGCGAAATACGTCTCGAACTGGTCCCCCACGTAAATATCGTCCTTCGTTACCTTCGCCCCGGACGCGACCGGGAAATCGATAACCAGCGTACGAGCGTTTTCCATCTGCTCCTCGCGGGTCTCTCCGGGTGTTCCGACTTCGGGGCTCGCCTTCCACCCCATTGCGACCACGGCCTTAGCCAGCGGGTCGTCTGCGTTAATCCGAATACGGCGGATATAATACGGAGCGTGCGAATAGTGGAGACCAGACGAGACGCCCCCGGCTACCTGCGAAATGGTACCCTCGGGCTTTACCGTCGTTACCAGAAGCGGAGCGGTAACGCGTAACTCGCGGGCGTACCGGTCGGCTTCTTCGCGGGCGGCTTCGCGCATAAGGCGCATAACCTTACTCTCGAAGTCACTTTCCGCTCCGACCATTGCCATAGCATCTTTCCACCCCGTAACCGAGGTACCGAGCAGGCGGTCGCGGGATTGAATGGCATCCCAATGCGGGAGCTCCATTTCCGCTAAGGTCATACGGAGACCAGCACGGGCGCTCCGGCGTTGGGCCTCGAGCAGGCCTTCGACATCTAAGCGACCATCCTGAACGAACTGGACCACGTTAACCGTCGTAAGGTTGCACACCCCGTAGCCAGCGAGGGCGATTTCGGCGCAAGGATTCATCCCGATATACGCCATAGTCGCCTCTAACAGCTCGCGGGACGGTTCCGTAATACCCATACCACGCAGTCGTCGGCGGGACAGCTCCTCCAGGTTTACGAATCCGGGCTCGCCTTCCATCCGCATCATTTCGAAAATCAGATTAAGGATTTCTCGCTCCGGTTTCTCCGTGAACGCCACGGAGTTATTAGACATTCTCCGATGGTGGAGCGGGCGAGCATTCGGGTCCATAAGCTTGATTTCGCGCATCCACTTAGGAACGGGTACTCCCGCCGTCTCCATTTTCGCGATAACCTTCTTATGCTGTTCCTCGTCCCATACACCATTAATTCCGTACTTCGCGAACATGGACTCGTAGTCGTCAGCATCAAAGAGGAAAATCTCTGCCGTCCTGCGTACTCCGCCGACGACTACGTTATTTCCGATAAGGTTACCCATATCGAGAATATGAATCGGACGGACACAGCCATAAGTGGCTCCGTCGACTTCTTCGACGACTTCCAGAGGGGCCAGGTTCGGGTCGATTTCGTTCTTCAGAACCTGGTCGATACCTTCGAACATCTCGCGCAAGGGCTCCGGGCCGCTAGCCGTTCCGCCGAACGTATTCAGCCGCTCACCCTTCGGCCGTACGCTATGATACGAGATTTTAACGGTATGGACCCCGGCGTACTTCTTGTCGGTCAACAGCCGCAGGAACTCGACGAGAGCCTCCGACCACAAACGGGAATTTTCCCGCTTAGACTATATCATCACCCCGAGGGGTGCCTGGCGCTTCGAGCGGTAGCCTGTCCCCCGCCCTACTCCTTTCGGATAGTCGTTGCACCTTCTTTATCCGCAAACCTCCATATATAGCTGGGGTTTGCGTTTAAAGCTTGGCACAGGATTGTCCTTTTCGGATTCCCCTGTTAGCCCGCGAGTTAAGAAGCCATTTCCTGCTCCAAACTATCGCCACGCGGACACCGCTAGGCTAAGCGTTCACCAGGTTATCGACCGCCGTTACCGGCGAAAGGGGCAAGTCGTTTACCCTCTTTGCTGTCTCCGACGTAGATTTTCGCGTACCCGTTATCCAGTATCCGGATGGCCGTACGTTCCAGGCGCTTCTCCTTCGGAAGCGGCTTATACGGGCTATGAATGACGTTAACGTCCGTCCGGATAGGCGGCAGGTTATGGGCCATCTCCTTAGTGGCTTTAAATCCACAGCCGGTGCCTACCATTAAAAGGTAGAAGATGTCTCCGAGGTCCTCCCACTTGCTAATGTTAACGAAACTACAATTAAAGTTAGCGAGAGGGTACTTATCGGCGACTCCCGTTTCCGCCCCGCCTACCCAGAGCGTGCGGCCGGAGAGAAACTGTCGGAGATTGAACTGCGCGTCGAACAGTTCCTCGGCTTCCCGCTGGTAGTAGCTCAAGTCGACCGGATAACCGAGTTTCGTAAGATGATTAACGGCCAGGTTTACGTTATACAGAACGGACCGAGCTACGGTCTCTTTCCATACCTCCCGACGTCCCTCGGACGGAAGCCAACGGGAGTAAGTCCTGTAATAAACAAAACGCCCGAGCTCCGGCATATGCTCGGGGAAGTCGGGGTATTTTGCGAGAAATTCTCTAGTTAATTGTACGGTTTCCATGCGCTCGGTATTTCCTCCTTTTAATTTCGTGCTGTTATTCGATAAACTAACGTAGGGTCTAGCGCCACCTCCTTTCGATATGTAAAACCCCCTCTAAGGAGGAGGCATCGTATCGCCCTACATATCCTTAAAGGGGGTGAAAATCATTTTTCCGACAGTCTATTGATAACCCCCTCACGAATCAGATACGTAAGAACCACCGCGACCGCGTCGCTTTCGTCATCTCCACGGAACTCCGTATCGGGGAAGTACCGAAGCACTCCGGCCTCTACGGCGTCCTTTCCGGCCTTACCGCTCCCTCCGATTTCCTTTTTCACGGAGGAAGGCGTGTAGTCCGCGAATTTCGTACCGGTTCCCCGTAGGACATGCGCGGACATGGCCCTCACCCCGAACAGAGAGCGGTTAATGTGGGCGTTGAAGCTCCCAACTGCCATTTCGCGGGCAACTGCTTCGAACGGTCCCCACTCGTAAAACTTGCATGCTAGCCAGGCCGCGACATGGTCGAAGCGCTGGCCCTCGTCCCACTTGTTCGAGGTCTTAAGCGTGTCCAGGTGTACGAGATTAATCTTACCGCGGCGGATTTCCGCCACGGCGAGCCCCGGACTCGTTAGCGACAGGTCGAGACCGAGATATCGTTTAACGGCCATCGGGGACGGCCTCCAGGTACACGCGGAGTTTCTTGTGGTTGTATTTGCCCGCGAACTTAGACACTTCGTAGCGCGAGTCTGCATCGCGTAGTTTTTCGACATTATCGGCAGTCAATTCACTATGACAATGCTCCCAAAACGGGCAGAATCCGCACTTACTCGTCATCTCCGGCGTTACCTCCGGAGCCGCCTCGTCCTCGTAAACCTTTCGGGCCTGACGCGCTAGGTCGGTTAGGAGCTCCTCCTGCATATTACGGGTAATCTTAAAGTAGAAGGCGCGCATATCCGGGACTGGCTGGCCCTCTCGCCAAGTTTTGTTGCCCTTGGTTACGGACTTACTTTCCTCGTCGGAAAACCAAGCGGGTTTTTGCGTCGACTCATAAAGGATAATTCCCTCGTTGATACCGAACACCAGGGATTCCGCGGTCACCTGCCGCAGGTGGTCCTCCTGGGCTCCCTGGTAGTCTAGTTTCTGGTTCATGTACTTAATACCGGACGCTTTTGTCTTATATTCGAAAAGAAGCTTATCCCCTTCGTATTCCATGATTCCGTCCGGCTTCGCGAAAATAGCGAACCGACTAACGTAACCGTCCCCCAGGGTAACGTCGAAGACCCGACGATGGGCGGCCGCGTCCTCGAACGCATACTCCCCGTCCTTCGTCTCCTTGATACGGAATTTACAGTCGCCGCCTAGTCGCTTAGGCATGTGAATAAGGTCGAGCTGGACGAAGTCGATAATAGCCGTACCTTGCCGACGCTGTCGCCCCCTATGCGGCAGGTCGTCCGATTTCTCCGGCTTCGCGTCGCCATATTTATAGTAGATTTCCCGGTCGCATTTTGAAGTCTGCGAAGCCCCGAACGTGATAACCCCATCCTTCGGGTACGGCTTAAAGCCTACATGCCGGATTTTTTGCTCGTAAAACCGGCGCTCCAGTTCGTCGTCATAAAAAGAAGCAGACGGAGAGGCGTAAAACCTATCCATCTGCTCCATAAATTCCTTTTCTATTCGGTTACCTCGGTCCTTCCGCTCGTTCTCCTCGTGTAGCCGCGCTCGCAGGCCGTTACTCAAAAGGCATTCCTCCTTATTCGTTAGGAATTTTGTTAACCCAGGCGTATTCTCCTAAAACTTCCGACGCCAGGCGGTTAAATTCACGGGCCGCCTCGTGTTTGCAATTAAAATAACCGCCCCAGCCCGATATGTTGTTGACCTGAGGGCCGCGGTTGCTGTTGTTCTGAGATTTCGTAGCATTCCGCAGGTTTTCCCTACGGTTATCGAGTTTAGTACCGTTTATGTGGTCAAAAATATCTTCCGGTTGCGCCTCATTTATATCGGGACAGCTCCTCGTACATATCATCGTCCACGAGGGCAAATCCTCCTCCGGTCAGGGGTATTTTCTCATTACATAACCTCCCAACCGGCTTTAATTCCGTCCTGCCTACGCTTGAGGACGTATTCCGCGTCTGCGTGCTCCAGCGTTAATTCCTGGCCATCTTTTTTAAATCCGCAAACCCACAAACCTTTAACCCGGTCAAATTTAGCCGATTCTCCCCAACGTTCCGAGATTTCGATATCGGTCGCGGACGGGACCTTAAGCTTTACGGTGTTTACCATGATATCCTCGATAGCGTAAACCTCTTCGATAGTAATGTCACGAGGAACATAGAGCAGGACTTCGTCGTGAATACTGGCGAGAATGTGGAACCGGCGTCCCTCGGCCCGTTTCTGCTTAGCCCATTTATGGAGTGCGAGCATCACGATTTTAGTCTGGATAGCCGCCGAGCCCTGGATTTTTGCGTTAGTGGTCTGCCGTTCCGCCCGATATACCTGCCATTCGTCACGGCTCCAGATTTCCGGGAGACGGCGCTTACGCCCTCCTCCGAGCATTTCCACGTATCCCCTCTCCTTGCACTCCTTCTTATTTCCCTCAATCCACGCGGCTACCTTCGGGTATTTCTTATAAAACTCGGCGATAAAGTCCTCCGCCTCTTGCGCACTGATTCCGAGCTGTTCCGCGAGAGTCTTGGAGCCCGTACCGTACATCGTGGCAAGTAAACCCATTTTCATCATTTTGCGGTATTTAGAACCGTCCCCACATTCCTCAATTGGAATCCGGAAAACCTCCGAAGCCAGGTACGAGTAAAGGTCCCTCCCTTCCTCGTAGGCCTGGATAAGGTCCTCCTCTTCCGTAAAATGAGCCAGCAAACGCGGCTCCTGAGCGCTGAAGTCCGCACCGAGTATGAGCTGTCCCTCAGGAGCGACGAACAGCTTACGGGCCCTTTTTGGCTGATTTTGTAAATTCGGAGACCTGCTAGAAAACCGACCGGTAACCGTAGATGCGGGTAGGAAAGAACCGTGGACCCGCCCGTCCGTCTTAATCTGTTTCGGAAGGGTTTCGACGTACGTTCCGTACAATTTAACTTTATCCCGATATTCGAGGAGCAACTTAGGAGCCGGATGCTCGCTAGCCAGCTTCTTAAGCGTCTTCTTATCCGTGCTCGGCTTCTTCTGTTCCCGGACGGGGAGCTTACGATGGAGCTTAAGTTTGCCGAACAAGGCCTCCGATAACTGGGCCGGACTGTTAAGGTTAATCGGTCCGAGGTGCTTTTCGAGTTCAGCTTCCGCCTCTTTAATCTCCTTCGAGAGCTGTTCCCCGAACTCCGAGGCGAAATCAGTATCGATAACGAACCCTGCGCGCTCCATCTCGATAACGACCTCGATAAGGGGAACCTCGATTTTCTCGTAGTACGACAGAAGACGCGGCAGTTTCCCCAAATGCTCCCGCTGAAATTGGTACATACGGTACGTAATGTCTGTATCTTTTGCCGCGTAAGCCAGCGCGACATCTAACGGAACAGTATCGAAACGGCCTTTGAACAGCGTATCGAAGGTATCGGACGGCTCCCCGAGGTACTTCGTCGCCAGGTCCTTCAAGCGGTAGGACGGTTCGTTCTCGTTCAGGAGATGCATAGCGGACTGGGTGTCCCACATAATCCCCCGGAGCTCGATACCGTGCCGCTTAAACATATGGGCGTCATAAACCGCATTATGAAGTACCTTTCCAACATGCTCGGACTCCAGGAACGGCCGCAGGCTTTCCAGGACGTAATCCCGTTCTAGTTGATTCTCGATACGTACCCGCTTCTGGTTGTCGTTCTGGTCGCTGGCCGGTCCCGTATGGTCGACCGGGATATAGACGTGCTCTCCCCGGTTCGGCAGGGTAACCGAAATACCAACGATAACGTCCTCGTAAACATCGAGGCCGGTAGTCTCCGTATCCAACGCGATAACCGGTTCCTGTTTCATACGAGAAAGAAAAAGACCGAACTCCTCCGCCATGGTAATTAGGCGGTAAGAGTCCGGCGTATTTTCTACGAGCTCCTTAAGCTTCTGCTCCCTCTGGCTATCCATAAGCTTACGCCATAGTCGCAAGGCCTCCGCCTTGGAGAACTTTTTAAGGGCCCCTTTCTTCGTGTACATATCCGCGGGGTCCCGCTCCAGCTCTCCGCGGTCCATGGCCTCCTTAACCTCGTCCAGGCGTTCACGGTCTTTATTGGTAACCTTGGAAGAAAAAATACGGACCCAGGCTTCCTCTAGGGTTTCCTGGGCCGCTTTCTTTTTTTCCTGAACCGCCGCGATACGCTGTTTACGTTCCTCCGCGGTCATTCGCATACCTCCTTATCTACCTTAAATTGATAACTTGCTCGACCGGGGCTACGAGCTCGACAGCGTGAGGCATTTCGAGCTCATCTTCGCGCTTAGCGTTGTAAGCCTCGACCGTAACCATCTCCGGATTATCGCGAAGTGAGTTCCCTGCGCCGTAACCCGTACTTTATCCCCCACCTTGAATTTACGCATAAGCGTACTCCCCTTAAAATTGAATTAAAATAGCCGAGGCGTCAGCCCCGGCGGGAATCAAAACGGCAGGTTGTCGGCTTTCTTGTCGTCAGACTCCGCGACCGGCTTAACATCCTCGGCGAGTGCCTTATCCGCGTCGTCGGACTTAACGGTAGCCGGGGACGCCTGACCCAGTACGGACTTATCAGCGTGGCCCTCGGCGGCCTCCGCGATAATGCCTCGAATATCTTCTTCATTGCGGAATTTCCCCAGGAACTCGTAGTCCGGCTTTTCCGCCAGGAGCTCCTTAACCTTCGCTTGCTGGGCTTCGGTAAGCTCCACATCGTCAGCGGTATCAAACGTAAAGGATTTACCGTCGCTGGTTTTCATCATCTGCACAACATCACCGACCAGAGTGTATTCCTTATTGAATTTCCGAGCGGTCTTTTCGATTTTGTCGTAAGCGGAGACGAGATTCTGGGCGTGAAACTCCTTCGCGTCATAGATACGGAAGCAATCGTGCTCAACGTCATACAAGCGGACCATAAAGTACAATTTCCGCTTAATTCCGGCGGCGCAGGAAAGGCACTTGCTCCCGTCTTTCTTTTCGAAGTTCTCCAGGGCGCTACCTAAACCCCGCGGAGAGTTGATGCAAGTATGCTTTTTAACGAAAACCTCGTAGGGCTTATACTGGAAGTCCTCGTGTACGAAATAGAAGTACCAGTCGTCCGGGTCGTCCAGGATAACGAACGTCCGGCCTTCGTCGTTCAGCTCGTTGTTACGGATAAATCGGCCTACTCCCTCGGGAAGGTCGCTCGGCTTATCGGTGTTGTTGCGAATTTCTTCCCGCTTCTCTTCCCGTTTCTTCAATGCGTCACGGATACCCATTAATGGCATTCCTCCTCTAAGTATTCGGGCCACGCCCGCGGAAAGGTCCCCGGCGGAGACCCTTCGACCGACTAACCCGCAATACCGGCGATAATAAAGAAAACACCAGCGAACAGAGAAAGGACCGTAAGCATAGTTAGAACCGTCCCGGCAAAGTGATAGGACATAGCGTATTTTCCGTGGTAGACTTGCATATGAGCGAACGCTTCCGCCGAGGCGTCCACCGCCTTAAAAAGCGCGTAAGACAGACCGAGCAGAACGATACCGATAAAGATACTTTCCATAGAACGGCCCCCCCTTTTGGGTTTTCGGGCTAAACCCGCAAAAAGGCACCCCCGTAGGGATGCCCTTCGACCGGCTTAGCGGCGTTTAACCTCCTCGTTAAACTGCTTCGTCATGTCCCATACGAAGCGCCAGAGGAGATAAATTACGAGGACTTCCGGGTGCTCGAACGCGTGCTCCAGCAGGCTAACAAACAGGACGCACGATAAAATAAAACCGAGAACGAGCCCCGTAATATTCGCGAATTTAGCCATCCGCTAATCCTCCTTTCGGGACTATGCCCGCGACGATGGGCGACTAGGTTCTCGACCTCTCGGGGTCCGATTAAATCCCGGCCGTCCACCGTCGCCGGAATAACTCCCGGCTCATTTCGTCGTCCCCGATATGCGTGTCCGCGCCTTCGTCAAGGTAGAAATCGGAGTCCATGTCGTCGAGGGGATATCGGCCGTCGTATTGCTCATCCATGTCGCGAATGGCGAAAAGGTTGCCCATTTTTATCATCCTTTCTTTTGTCTTACGTATCCTTAAAGGGGAACCGCTTCGTATTTCCGACAGTTTTTCGTGAGATATTTTCCCGTTGAAAAACATTTTTTCGATGTATACAATTAAAAGCGGTATATACTTTTTGTATGTCGTCAATCCTAGACAGGGGGTTCCCCCGACTAGGCATCGATGCGAGGAACGGAGGTACCGTTGGTCTTTTTTCCGGGCTTAAGACGACAGGATGGGTACATGTAGTCCTCTTTATCTCCGAAGGATTCTTTGTCCCATCGCTTGCCGAGGCGGCGGAGCGCTCGCTTAGCCGTTGTAAAGTCGACCCCATACCTCTCAGCGATTCGGTTAAGCGACAGGTCCGGACGGTCGAGCATCTCTTTGACAACGTAACGCAAAAGCTTACGGTCCTTATCGGGCGCACTCTCTACCAGCTCAAAAATTATCGAGCGGGTTTTTTCCGCCATCATTTCGTTCACCACGTCGTTCTCTACATCGCAGGAGTCCCCAAGCTCCGTGAAGTGATTCGCGGACAAATGGCCGTTAGCAAGGACGGGTACGCATCGCCTTACGTCCGTCTGTTGGATTCCGCTGACGTGCTCGTGCTTATCCGGGTCCGACCCGTCGTTCGACTCCGCGAGCGTCACCACTCTATAGTGGTTAGCGCTACCGCCCACAACGCGGCCCGTCTTAACGTCGACGGCGGCCTTATTTACGTACTGAGAAAGAAACGTAGTAAACGACGCTCCCATATACTCATAGTTTTCGAATGCACGGAAAACCGCCTCGTACATATAAGATACGAACTCCTCCGAGGGAATGCCTGTAACCTGAAAACCATCATACGCGACGTCCTCCACGTAAGGAGCGAGAACGGAAACCGCGTCGTCAACCGCGTAATCATCCCCGTGAACATAAGCTTCGTAGAAGTCAGCAACCTTACGTCCTTTATGGTTCCGAGCACCGAGCTTGAAAGTCTTCATAATATCGAGCTCCTTTTCGTTTGGTTTTGTGGGCATAGGACGCCCAGGATTTACAAAGGTAAATTCCTCTAGACACACGACGAGCGAGTTTTACAAACGTAAATTTTTTGTCATGAAGTGTTTACTTTCGTAAAACTTTGTGCTATATTTGTTTTTGGGCGCAGGAAACCATAGATTTACAAAGGTAAATCCCGTTTTCGAAAGGTTATTCGCTAACTTTATCGTCAGGTTTTTCGCCTACCATTTGAGACGTGAGACCAGCATATCACTACATTTACGATTGTAAAACCCGCATTTTTGGGCAATATGAGCGATTAGGTTTACAAAGGTAAATCCTTTTTTCTTTTACTATTGATACCTCTTATTTTCAAATAAAGAAAATACCCAGGAGGAACACCGAATGATTTCTTATGAACCCCTCTTCAATACGCTCGAAGAGAAAGACGCCAAGCTTATAGACCTCCTAAATGCGAACCTGTTTTCGTCAAGGACTGCGGCAAAATTCCGAAAAGGGGAATCGGTACAGCTATCGACTATCGAGACGCTGTGCAAATACCTAGACGCCCCTATCGAAAAAGTAGTACGAATAGAATAGAATAGCGGCGGGCTATAAGGCCCGTCCTTTTTTATGTTTGTATATAGAACACGACGGAAAGACGTATTTGGATTACATATTCGGAAGATTTTTTAGACAAACAAAAAGAACGTTTGTTCCCTAACCCATCAAGTGATAGAATGTAGGTACTCGCACTCAAAGGGAAGAAAGGGAGGGCGTACGTTGCTAGAGAGATTAGAAGATAACGAGCTTATGGGACGCGTTATGGAAAGGGACTTCGACGCGTTCAAAGCGTTATACAGCCGCTATGAACGTATCGCCTTTGCTCTGGCTTATAAGTTTGTAAGGTCAAGCGTGGAAGCGGAAGAGGTTGTTCAAGACGTATTCATGAAGCTATGGACAAGAGCCCACCAATACAATCGTTTCAATTCATCGAAATTTTCGTCATGGTTGTTACGAATTTGTCAAAACACCGCGTTAGACCGGCTCAAGCAGGCGAAAAACTCCAAACAGGTATCAATCGATAAGGTTGTAAACACTCCCGACTTAGGTGTACACTTAGAAAGTGAGGTAGAGTTGAAATTTTTAAAGCAACGGATTAAGTCTGCTCTAAAAAAGTTACCCAATGACCAACAAGAAATTATCGAATTGGTCTACTTTGAGGGGCTTACCCAACAGGAAGCATCTGAAGCAACCGGGATTCCGTTAGGAACTATAAAAAGTCGTGTGAAATTGGCGAAGATGAAACTTCGAAGGCTTTTAGAAGCAAGCAAAGAAGGGACGTAATAAAGATGTCGGATAAGCCCCGGGACCGGGGTCTCGAGGAACTAGCACTTTCAATAGGGCTAGACCTTGACACCCTGGACCCGCCGAAAGGCATGAAAGAACGTATTTTTTCGAAAATCGAATCGGAACTGGACGGAAAAAATGAACGAAAGAAAAAGAACGAGTAACTTTATATCCGTACCAGGCGCCAGCTAACCCGCTCGGGCTTTTGAAGTAAGCACGACAACGCTTCCGGCTCCTTAACGTCGTTAAGGTCCTTATAGCCCTTCGGGAGCCTTACCCGCCAGAGGCCCACCTGGCCGCTAAGCCGCTTAATAATTTGCTCCTCCAGTGCCTGGCCCGTCATGTCGTTGTCGGCCGCAATAACCAATTTACGAAGGGGGCTCCGCTTAATTAGGGCCGCCTTTTCCTTCGAGAACTTTGCGCCCCCGACAGCGATAGCTGGGAAACCAGAGGACATAGCGTAAAGAGCATCGATTTCCGCCTCCGTAATAACCGCGCAGTCCAGTTCCTTACGATGGATAACGTCGATACCGTAAAGGAGCTCCCGGACGGGGTGGCCGCCTTCCTCCATCGAGAGGAACCGGAAAAACTTCGACGTAACCGACCGGCGCTTAACCTGCACGAGCTCCCCGCGGCCGTTAAACCACGGAATGGTTACGGCCTTTTTATCCCGGTCATAGCCTACCTGCATAGCGCGCTGGACCCGCTCGGTAACCCCTCGTCGTTCGAGGTAAGGGTGGCGGAACTTATACGGGTCCAAGTACGACAACGGTATAGGAGGTCGTTTCCCCGCCTGGCCCGCCTGTATCCACGTAAAGTCGAACTCTATATTACGGAAATCCCCGTCCCATCCCGGCGCGTACTTGTCGAGTAAGTACTGCGCTGTTTCCTCCCTCGTCTCCTGTCGTAGGAAAGATAAAAGCGTAATAAAGTCCCCGCGCTCGTACTCGCTCCCCCCGCTATCTCCCCAGTACCCGGCCTTCGCCCGAAATACCGGGCTATCCTCCAGCCAGACGTAAAAGGAGGGTGTGGAGTCCTGGCGGAAGGGGGAGCATGCGATTAACTTGTCGGTCTCCCACCCCCTCGCTTGTTCCCATTCGAAAGACTCCAGCTCCTCCCGGACATTTACCGCAATGTCCTCGACTCCGTTTAGTTCCATTCCGTTTCCCCCTTTTTAAAATACCGCGGTAAATTGTTCCCGGACAGCCTCTCCGCTCGGGGCCTCCCGGAGCACCCCGTAATCCAGCATGGCAATTAAATCAACGTAAAAGCCCTCCCCGCCATTTCTACCTTTCTCCGTCCCTATACGGGCCACGCCGTCGACGTTATCGAACGAGAACAGGTTTGAGGATACTTCCAGTACGGCTTTAGTCGTCTTAACCTGGTCCCGTGTCGGTAGCTTCAACTCGCGTTTGCCCGCTCGGATTTTCTCCTTATCCTTTTGGCTGTTCTCTACGGAAGCCTGGACAGTGGTAAGTCCTACGACGTCATACTGGCCTATAATTTGCTCGAACCGGCGGGCGGCGGTCTCAGCGGCACCCCCAGCCGTTTTGTTGACGTTTCGACCGTAAACGTCCGATACATTGTTAAACGGGTCAATTACTACGACGTCGATGCCCTGATTAGACCGTAGCTCCTGGTCCAGTTCCGACAGGGAGCGGGTAAGCTCGTGGTCGCTCTTCGCTTGGAGAATAATCTGGCCGGGATAATAGTCGTTAATTTCCCGGACCATCTGCTCATACAGCCCCTCCTCGGCTCCCGTAAGCTTCCCGGTAAGTATGCCTTTATTACGGATACCGATTTTCCGCTTAGTCCGAACATCGGTAAAAGCTTCGTCCCGAGCGGAAGCAATAGAGATAAGCCGCGCCAGAACCAGGAACCATTTAAGCTCGTAGGACTTAAAAAGTACCGTCGCCCCCTGACGTAGGAACTCGTCGAGGAAAGCGATAGTAAGGTACGACTTCCCACGGCCGGACTCGGCGAAGATGGTATATACATCTCCGCTATATAGTCCCCCGATTTCCTTGTTAAGGGTTTCGAAGGGGGTACGCCACATTTTGAACGACTTGCCCTCTTTACGGCGGTGGTACTCTTCCAGGCCGTCCGCGGACATATCCCGCAAGTTCCGGCCCAAGCGCTTAGATACGTCGGCCTCCTGCTCGATATGTTCCAGCTCGGAAAGGAGCCCACGTACTAGCTCGATACCCTCCTTTTCCTCGAAGAGCTTCTTAACCGTTATGCCCCGTACTTGCTCCTCCTGGTCCTGCGGGTCGAGTTTCCCGCGAAGTAACCGGACGGTTTCCCGCTGGGCCCAGTTTTCTTTTACTTCGCGGGCCAGGGATTCGAAAGCCGCGGGGACATCCGGGTAATACTCGAAAGCCACAAACTCCGCGGCTACTTCCTCGGGAGTCGGGCACGCCCCCGCGTTCTTCTGGTTATATTCTTCAATCCACGAGACGATACGCTCTTCGTCCCGCGTAGGGAAATGAACCGGCTTTAACCGGCAACGTTTAAACGCTTCGGAGTCGCTCCTGTCCAGCGCCTTAGAAATAAACCGCATACCCGCGGTACTCATTCCACATGCCCCCTATAATTTATAAGCTCTCGTCGGAACCTTGTCGGCCCATTGCTTCAACCTGGCCGCGTGCCGAAGGTATCTCTCGTCCTTCGTTATGGAGTAGAGCGCCAGCTTACGGTCGATATGGTTATGGATAAGCTCTACCGTGCGACGATTCGACCGCAAACGCTCCCGCGTTTCCCGTTCGCTATGGGTGGCCGGGGTTTTCTTAAGCACTTTGTCCTCCGGCATAATCTCCTCTGGACCCCGCCCGACCAGGACGATATCCTCCTCGAACGCGTCCACGATATTCCACAGAGTCGGGGGCTCGTTTAGGGGATAGAGGAGGTATCCGATAACGTTCGAACCCTCAAAGGTGGTGAAAGCCCTTTCCAGGACCGTATATTGATTTCCTTCATAGCCCCTTACCGTCACAATGTCCCCGACCTTAAACTTAAAAGACGGAGCCCCAGAGAACCCCGCCTGTTCAGCGTATTCGATTTTCGTAAGACACTTAGGAGAAACCGGCGACATTTTACCGGAGATAAAGTAGAGGGTCTCTTTGCCGCTCTCATCGAACCCCGTTACCTCGACCTCAAAAGGGGACCGCCCTCCATCGTCATATAGAACCGTGTCTCCGATTTCGAACTCCCTCTCCGGTCTTACGTACGAGAGGGACTCGGCTTTTACAGGAGGCACGGCTCCCGAAATGAGGTACCGAACCTCCCCTCCGAGATACGAAAGACCAATAACCTCCGTCTCTATCCGGGAACCGTCCGGGGCTGTGTAGTAGACCAAGTCCCCAACATCAAACTTTTTCATTTTATCGAATCCCCCTTTTGCTTCCTCCTTCGAACTCAATCGGCAGGCATAAGTCCCGAACCCGGTCGAAAACCCGGTCGTCGTACAAGCTGGACAGCGTATCGATAGGGACGTTAGAGGTATAGACCGTCGGGAGCAGGTTACTTACCCGCGCGTCCACCAGGTCCAGAACGTCCATATTAAACGCCTCGGAAGCGTGACGGACCCCGATATCGTCAATAACCAGGAACGGAACAGCCTTCGCGGTCTCGTGCGCGGTATAGTACGCGTCGGCCGCCGGTCCTCCAATGTGCTCCGGTACATTCCGACGGTTAAAGGCGTGGAACTGGGAATGCCAACGGTTAAAAGACAAGAAAAAAGCCGGTCGCTCGAGGGCGTTTTTCCCCCGGTACCGGCTTCCGAGATAATGTCGGGTAAGGTATTCATTAGCCAGGGCGGACGCGGTGTACGTTTTACCGGTCCCCGGCGGACTGAACAGGTACAGGCTTTTTATTTGTTTCGCTCCATCCTCGAATTGACGGTTAAAAGTAGTAACGTATTTATCGAGTAGCCGGTACGCCCGTTCCTGCTCCTCACGTACCGGCGAATTACTCAGAGTAGCCAGGCGGTAGTCGGCCGGAATGTTCGCCCGCGCTACCATACCGCCACCCCCGTCCGCCCCGTGTAACGGCACGAAGTACGGACATTTGTTGTTACAAAAGTCAGGGGCCCCGGCGTTATTACAGGGCCCGCTTAAGATACAGACTTTCTCGTTAGTGTTCATATGGCGGCCTCCTTTTTAAAGCCAGTCGTCTACGTTCTCGACCTTCGGGATATGTGCCTTAGCCCGCCGGTTCCGCTCCTCGTTAACGGCCTTCTCCAGAACCCGCGGCAGTACGGCCGACTTCATGTACGTAAACATGAACCAAAAGGACAGGCCGGGGTACTTCGGTGTCGGAGTGTACGAGCGGAAACACTCGTCGATAAACGCCTTAGTCGTCCCCGGTCCGTAATTCTTAATCATATGGCTAATCTGTCCGAGCTCCACCTTAAAGTTTTTCGGAACGTACGGGATACTTAGTTCTTCCTCGTGTCTGGCCTTAAGATAGGCGCGTACGGTCGTCGTATTCCAGTCGGAAATATCCCGCGCCTTCCAGTCGTACGCCTTCGGTTTCGTTTCCCTAGTCATGAATACCACGCTCCATCAGGTATTCCGACAAGTCCGCCGCCAGAAAATCCCCGTTATCATAAACGAAGGACTTACCATCCGGGTAAACTAAGTTGAAAACCCCGTCGGTGTGGTCGTAATACAAACTGACTCCGGGCCAAAATACGATATAGTCCCCGTTTTTGGTCACCTCGACGGCTTCTTCCGCACGGTTATGCATATTGAGAATACCTCCTTTAAAGATTAAGAACCGCCTGTACCTGCTTGGGCCCTTGAGTATCGAGCGTCGTATCCTCGTAACACTTCTTCCGACAGCGTCCGCACTCCACGGAGATAGCCGGAATATGCAACGCAATAGCATTATCACAGGACGGACAACGATAAACAGTCGTAGGAGCGACCGTTTCCGTCTTGCGTGCAGATTCCCGGACGGTCTTCCGCTTGGTGATAGACTTGCGCGTCTCCGGGGCATTCTTCTCCTTCTTTTGCTCAAACAAATCGAGAGAACCTTGCATAGTTTTGTTCCTCCTAACTCCTTAAAGGGGAGTCGATTTCAATCCCCGACAGGTCCCCGTTTCGATTGGATAGGAGACAGAGAAAAGCGCCTCGCATATCCTTAAAGGGGGAACTGCGGATGATTCCGACATAACATCGGAAATTTATTCGGTTATTTTTTCGATATAAGATTTACAGGTACTCGAAGTAATCCACGTCTGGAGGGCCGTATACCCCTTCCTCGGCCTCCAGGTCGCTCTCCTCGATAACCGGGTAATGGTCCTCCATGGCGGAAGATAGCCAGGACGGCATATCTCCCATAGACTCGCGCCGGACCTCTACTACCTGCTCCTGTTCAGCCAGACGGTAGTAAGTACCGTAGAAGTATCCGAAGAAATCCCCGCGAACCCTTCCGGACTTGTAGGCAAACAGAGTCGACTTAAAGGCGTCCAGGGCCAGTTCATCACGGACGTGGATATCCCCGAGCTTACGGGTAGCTAGGATGGCGCGCTCGTACAGCTTGACAATATCCAGCGCATTCTTCAGATAGCGGCCCACAAAGTCGGAGAACTCACTTGGAACCATATGGGGGACGAGCTCCTTTCCCATATGGACATCCTCGCGAATCTCTACATCCTGATTAGCCCTATCTTTTTCAGCCCCGTACGCGTCCTTGTACGTATGTACGTAGTCTTTAGAACTCATATTCTCCTCATATTCCACATACTCTACATATTCCGCCCCGGAATTATCGGCCTCGGAGCCAGTATCCGCGGGGGTGGAAGCGTTCTCGGTCGCAGTGTTTTTCGAGGTGTAATCCGGAGTGTTGTTCGGGGTGAAAACTACGATACAAAAAATATTCGCCCCGTCCCCGCCTTGTAGTTCGCGTGTCTGAGCGTGCTTTTCGATAATTCCAAACTCGGTCAACTTCTTAACGGCTGTGATGACGGTACGACGGGTAACCCCGACGTATTCCGCGATAGTTTCGTACTTAAGGAGTGCGACGCCAGGAACGATTTTTCCGTGATGCTGGATAACGCGGAGAGCCCGGAGCTGAGTTTCCGTTACCAGGTTGTCGTCCAGGAACGACTTTACGGACCGGGAAACCTCCTCAAAGGACTTATGTTTCTGATATCCGCGTAGTTTCTCGATGACTTTCTTATGCAGCATATATCTAGTTCCTTTCGTTAAGTTTTTCGATAAGTACAGGAACAACTTTACCACAGATGTTTTACTTTTGTAAACCCCTTTTCTTAAAAGCGTACGTAAACCCTTAAAGGGGGAGAGTGAGTCGTTTTCGACACTTGCAACAAAAAA